TGAGTAAGTCGCGGGTTCGAGTCCCGCTTTCGGCTCCGACTTAAAACCGCTTATTACATTGTGAATTAGGCGGTTTTTCTATTTTCTACAGCTTATTACGATGATTAAAAAAAAGGATTTGAATTGTAAATTTACAATTCTGTGAGTATCCCTGGAGTATCCTTAAATTTTTTAATCATTATGGCAACTCTATCACTTACCATTTTCAAGGCAAAAGCATTAAAAGACGGAAGACATAAGATAAGAATTGCACTCCGTCACAAGCATGAAACAACATATATCGTCACACGATTCATTATTTCAGAGAACCAGTTTAAGAACGGTCAGGTCGTGAAGCATCCAGAGGCATCTGCGATAAACCGGAAACTTAGGAACATCCTTGATGACCTTCAAGACAAACTGGACTCAATAAAACATCTTGAACTTTATTCCTGCCGGCAAATTAAAGAAATCATTTCTACAGACAATCTTTCCGATGAGCAAACCTTTTCATCAGCATGTAGCAATTTTGTAGACTATCTCAAGTCTGAGGGAAGAGATTCATACGCATTGTCTATTGAAAGGGTGGGGAGGTATTTTCGTGACTTTGCAAGAGGTGACATACTTCTCTCAGATTTAACCCCATCACTAGTCCAGAATTTTGCCGCATTCATACGGAAGCGAAAAGTGACTGAAACCACAGTAAACACAATGCTCGCCCAAATGAAATCTGTCATCAACAGAGCGATAAGAGAGTGGAATATATCTTACGATATACATCCTTTTGTAACAACAAGAATATCTGCAGCCCCTATCAGGAAGCTTGATTTGACAGTACAGAGTTTTAACAAGATTCGTGAATCTTCACCAGAAAAAAGAAAGCTGATTATGGCACGTGACCTTTTTTGCCTTTCCTTTTACCTGGGAGGGATGAATCTTATAGACATTATGCAAACAGACTTTAGAAAAGACGTATTGGAATATTCACGCTCAAAGACTAAAGGGCGAATGCAGTCGGATAATGTAATCACATTTACAATACCGTCTCAAGCAAGAGAGATAATATGCAGGTGGATGGATAAACGGACGGGAAAGCTCGACTTTGGGTATAAATTCACATATCACAACTTTTCTCAGTATGTTACGTATTCTCTTGGAGATTTGGCTGAGGAATTGAATATTGATGAACGTGTTACATTTTATTCGGCCCGCAAGTCTTTCGCCCAGTACGCCTCTGAAATAGGCATTCCTGACGGAATAATAGACTACTGCTTAGGCCATTCGGACAAATCAAAGGGAGTTATCCGATACTACACCAAAGTCCGACAGAAACAGGCTGATATGGCCATATCTCGTGTGATTGATTACGTGGACAACCCAGAAAAGTACAAAGAGTATATTGAACTGAGGTCTGATATTATGATGATGAGAGGGTAATGGAAAAGCCCCTTCCGGATATTAATCTGGTCGGGGCTTTTGTTTGCTAATAAAAGCGAACTTCTACACTGCAAAGATGTATATAATTTCTGAGAAAAGTTGTGTATAATTATAGGAAAATATTGTATATCAAAATTGAAATAAATTGTAGTTTACCGTTACAGCCAAGATAGGAGACAACCCGTTTCTACCGATACCATAGCCAGCAGATAGACCAAGCCCCCAGCGTTTGTTTTTTTGTACGATGTCACGATAAATGTATTCAGTCTGGTAAATGGTACGCGGATAAACCAGGATTTCATCAAGACGTGGTGCTACACCGCTGACCTTTGCGTAGTAATTACTATCCTGGTACTCCTTATATTCACGCAGATGATAGCAGGTGTCGCTCGCATGAATGGTGTCTGATTTATCAATCCATGCAAAATAAAGCTGCGGAGACAGAATGTACATCGTATCCACATCAACCTTTTTAACTATATGGACCGATGTAACGGTATCAGCCTTCCCTATATTGCCTTCAGTTGACGAACGGCTGCACCAACCTAAACAGAAAGCCAGTACAGCTATTAAAAGATATGGTAGGTATTTCATAAATTTAGGCATAAAAAAGCGGTGAATCATTGAAACACCGCTTTTTTATATTGTAGATCGTTCTAGTACGCTTCGCTAGAGAATTAAATCTAACTTATTAAGTAAATTATCATTTCCCATGACAATTCTTGTATTTTTTTCCACTCCCACATGGGCAAGGTTCATTACGGCCTATCTTTTTTGTCCTTTTTGCTAAATTGACCTTTTCATTCGCCTCATTGAGTTTCTTACCTTCTTCCACAAAGTCAATATCATGTACGGAAGGAATGCAGAAAGATACGGTAGTTTTACCATTCTTGTTGCTAATAGAAAAATCGCCTCGAGTTATTATATCCATCCCGATAATAATTCCGAACGATCCAGCCTGTTCCGCACATTCAGTAACTCTAACCCCCTTTATGCCAACACCGTTAGGTAATGCGATTGTAACCAAATAAACATTGGCGATTGATTCTCCACCAGCATGATGTGTTTTTGTCAATCCGACAGGTTTCAAATTCAAAGACTTCGCACACGAAGGAGTAATCACACAATTAGTAGCACCAGTATCCCATAGCGCGTTAGTATGCAAAACCCTCGGGTCATTTAAACTACTTATATCATTGTAGCGCGCATCAAATACTGACACATCCGTAATAATCTCTTTTAATAGAGAATCTACACGCAAAGTAAAACTTCGTACATTCATCCGAATACAACTCTTGTTCTAAATGTTTGTGTATAGGATTCGTTCCCTGGCTGGCACTCCTGAATGAGGAATGTACCAACATCCTCCTTCTTTACCATGTCCGTGTAGGCTTCAATCTCAGAGTCGTAAACTCCTATAACCTTTTCGTTCTTGATTACAATGAATTTACCTGCATACGATTTCACTAATTCATCCTGGTGAGTTACATAATATTCAAATTCTTTTTCAAGCATATTCTATCCATGTTATGTTTGCCGCTGCAAAATAAGTAAAAAACTTCCTAAACATGTTCATTTATACGGCTGTTTAACAACATCAAACAACAAACAATAACGTTTAGCAGTGTCCCAACAACTCAAAGAACGCATTAAGTTTTACAATCTTATTATCATGCTACAGCAAATCCTTATATTCACTCACAGCATCAAAGCAAGGACACATTTTCGTCCATTCTTCTGGTTCCACAATACCATCACCGTCCAGGTCAGGCGATGTGTCACGATGCCCCAGCACCTCGACAATCTGGTACTTTCCGCAAAGCTCCTTAATCAGTTTGGACAACGCCTTTTTCTGTTCCGGCGTTCGGGTGTCGGCTGCCTTACCGTGCGCGTCCAGACCGCCCACATAGCAGATACCGATTGAATGTTTGTTGTACGACACACCTGAGAATCCCTTGCTATTACAGTGCGCCCCGTCAATAGTGAGCGAACGGCCAACTTCTACCGTACCATCCAGCCGGATAACGTAGTTGTACCCAATACACTGAAAGCCACGGGATACGTGCATCTGATTAATCTCCTTTTTACCTATGTCCAGCCCGGCACGTGTGGCTGAGCAGTGAATTATTATTGAATCTATTTTGTTCATAATAAAATTACATCTATATTTGTGGAGTTCTGCCAATGGTAGGATGGTTAATAAAAAATTTATTACAAGGAGTGCAGTGGCACTCCTATTTTATTTTAGTTCAGTTCCTTTTCTTCAGCACACTAATCCGTTTCCCGTCTTTGAAATACATTCGTGACATGTTCTTATCACGAACAAATCTTCTGTCCATCGAAAAATATCCATGCTTCCCGTCACTGAATACCGCCCTTTCGCCGGTCTTAAAGCGAACCGGCATATTAGGCAGTCCATTATTCATGGCCGCCAGTATAAGCAATCTGCGTCTTAACAAACTCATAAAGTACCTCCCATCACAGCTATATTATTAAGAATACTTACCTGATACGTCCTGTTGGCCCTGACAACACTGCTTCCTATCCATTTCACACCTTCAGGAAGATTCAGGACGGTAGGCGTAACACCACTTGAAAACTGGAACATGTACTCATTGGCGATGCCTGGAAAGCCTTTTCCAAATGTGACGTTAAGTACGGATACTTCTCCGAACACATGGAACACGTTCGGAAGAAGCTCGGCACTGACCTCACCCGTACCAGCATTCACGCTGGATATGCAGCCATTGCCATAATATTCCCCATGGGTATAGATAGCCCGTATCTCCTTGATGTAGGAAACGGAATCAGGCAATATGTTACCGGCTTCCAGTTCTTTCTTGAAGGTGGCATATTTCAAATAATTGTTGAATCTCTTTTTCGCCATGTCATTGGGATTTATGGGGGGCTCCGATACAAAGCCCCCCACATGTTATTACTCGGTTTCCTCATTCCATGCAAACGCATCGTCAAGATCCTGTTTAGTGGCATACTGCTTCAGAGTCTCGTTCGTTGCATAGCTGGTCAGTTCAGCCTTGGTCGCATAAGTGGAGGAAAGCCCTTCGATAGCCTCACTCAGTGCAGCTTTTGTGGCATAGGTGTTCGCCACATCTACAGCCTTGGCATATCCGGCCAAATCCTCTTCGGTAAGAAATCCTTCGAGGTCAGCTTTCTTTGCATACGCTGTCAAATCGACCGTACCACCCAAGGAATCCCAGTTGGTTTCCACACTTGCCTGATTGGCCGTTTCTCCGATGTAGACGAAGTTCGTTTCAGCCGGATATTTCTTGCCGTTCAGGGTAACTTCTGCCGTAACGTTATATACGTGGCCTTTCGATACAGAAGACACCCCTTTCAGGGCACTAAGGTCTGCCAGAGTACCCTTTGGCACATATACGGCACCAAGAGCGTTGACCTTGTTTGTCAGTGTGTCAACCAGACCTTTCAGAACTTTACCCTGCTCGGCGGAAAGTGCCTTATTAGTCCCGCCCGTTGTGAGGTCATTGATAATCTGGATGAGTGTCTGTGCACCGACGTCAAGACGAATCCATCCGCCATAATCAGCCTGGGTAATCTTTGTCATGTCCTTCAGGACATACAGAGCCGGTTTGCCGTCCCCGTTATCTCCAACAACGACCAACATGCCGTTATAAGTATTCTTTCCTGAATAGGTAGCTGCGGCAATAAGGTCTGTCTTGTTTGGAACAAGCTGACGGGCATCCAGTGGCGCCTGTCCTCCAGGCTCAAAGTTCACGGCAAAGGAAGCAACACCCGCAGGACGGTTTCCTGTTGTCGAAGCCATCGGCATGACATTGTTCATCGGCATGGCAAAGGGAACTTCACGGCTGTTTCGTGCAAGCATGGCTATCACTTCATCCGTAATTTCCTCGCCATTATATGTGTCCGGCTCGTCTACAAGTTTTTTCCCGGCATCGGAAACTGTGAAGCGAAGTTGTAATGCACCGGACATGGCACCTGTCGTTGTCAGCTTCTTGTATGCAATCTGAACACTTTGTACGGTCTTGTTTCCTGCATCAGATACGGTGTACTTGTCCGTTCCGAAGACTTCCCACTTTCCGGACACCGTATTATAGAACTCGACTTTTGACACATTCTTTTCTGAAGGGAAGTAGAATTCAAGGCGGGTTCCGATTGCTGCTTCAGAAGCAAATTTCGCTCCAATTAATGTATCAGTCCATTTCTGCAGCGGAAGCTTTGTATCAGGAGCTGCGGCAGACGGGAAATTGGTATCTCCGGCAGAGGTAGAAGCTGAAGCACCATTACAGTAAAACGGATAGGTACCATAAAGGTAGACAGCACCTGATTTCACAGTACCTTCAGGAAGCGGATTAGGGGACACGGTCGCCTTGTTTCCTTTTGAAGTGAGCAAGGTGTCACCTGCGCCATGATGAGCCTGGTAATTGTACTGCATCGTACCGAGTGTAACTTTCGTCGGCAATGTCTTGTTGCTTGTACTGTTTCCTACATAGATGAAAGACTGGTCATCGGAGATAAGTTCTCCTGCGCGGTTCTTGTTTGCCTGGCCAACAACCGTACAATTACCACGGTTAAATCCTGTCTGAATCTGTTCTGCGGTAGGTGCGCTTTCACCAACCTCCAGAATCTTGTTGGCGGTAAAAGGAGACTTGAATGATATTGTTGCACTTGGTGCCTGTACCGTCGGCTGGATTTCCTCAAAGAGAATATCCTCGAAAATCTGGCTCAGCGTCTTTGTCTTCAAGGTCTCGACCTTTGTCCCAGCCGGAAGACCTCCCAGTTTCGAAGGAGTGGCAAGGCTGTCTGGCAATGATGTCTTGAACTTGATGAGTTCCGTCAGGTCATATTCGGTCTTGCCTGATGATTTGGTAACGATAAGTTTATTGCTGCCTTTGTCAAAACTGACATCTGTGACACCGCTTCCTCCATAATTCACACCGTTCATCAACAGTTCTTTGGTGTCGGTTGCAAAATAGATAGCATCCAGATGTTTTGACGCTGCATCATAACGGGCCTTTAAGCCCCTGTAGAATTTTAATTTTGTTGTTGCCATAAAAGTCTGATTTTAACTGTTTGTTTCTTCATTCCATACTGCTTCTGTTATCTCCTCCCATTCTCCATCCTTCCGGCCGTATATCTTCCCGTCTTTTGGCGCATCGGGAATGGGAATGCTTCCACCGGTTGATATGTCAATGGAAGAAGCACCAAGGTTGACGGTGGCCATTTCAAGGTTAGGGACACTTATGCTGTCCTCTTCACAAGTTGTTGCAACAAGCCTGAAAGCCTCACACATGTCAACGGCAGTCTGTCCTTCCTTACCATAGTTCTCCCACAAAGTCAGCGAATACGTACCAAGGTGTTTGTGGTCCGTTCCATGAAAAGTAAATTTCAGCTTGTTTCCCTGGTATATCTCAAAATGGAAATCGAGAAATCTGCCTAGAGGATTCTTCAGCATGAGTTTCAAGTCCCTTCCTTCCAGTGGAACAGGCTCCTTGTTCGTGAGTATCTGCCAGGTGAAGTATATATCTTTCCCTATCCTTATCTTTCTCATATCAACTAGGTCATGAAACTTATTGTCATAAGTAATATTATGATTACGGAGTAGATGATTTCCGCTATCAGGCGTCTATCTGTCTTCTTCATCCTTTGTAACTTTTTCGATAATTTCGCCAGCCGTTGTGTACTTCTTTTTAATGTAGCCCACCAGCAGGCGCTTAATGGAAACCTTGTTCTTGATACCATGAATTGTGCATATATGCTCCATAATACTGTCAAATTCGAAAATGAAAGCCAACCCCAGCCCGCAGATAGAACTGATTGTATAGGAACAGATGCCAACCGGCTGAAGAATTGCAATGCCCAGCATGAACCCAACAACAAGGTATGAATTATACTCAATGAACTTGCACACGGTACGTCGGCCAGCACGGGAAAAGCGGAAATCCTCGCCCCGCTTAACCACGCTGTCGATGATTCCTAGAACAAAGTCGGCCACAATCATCACAACGATAAAAGCCAGCATCCAACGAAGCTCGAAGACTACTTCCTTAATTTCTCCAATGAAGGAGTAAGCCCCGGCAACAAGAATCTGCGGGGCTATGACGGTTATAAGGTTCTGCATCACTCCTTATTTACCTTACCACCGAACAACCTGGACAGCCATTCGCTTGTTACAACCGACACGATACCAGTAGATGCCAGGGCGACAAATAACGCATCAATCACCACAACCCAGACGCTTGCATCTGACGGAGGGAAACCGAGATTCATCCACCAACTGAAGAAGGTAACGATTACACCAACTACAGCAGTTACCCACATAGTCACCCACTTATTCATAGGATTGGATAGCTTAGAAGCTATAAAGCCTACTACAGCAGGTACCACGACCGTAACAAGCCCGGTGAAGCTGGCAAATCCGGTCAGGAACTCCGGAACGGAAGGTTCTACACTAACGGAAGTCTCCGCGAAAACACTCACTACGCACATCAGCAGTGCGACCATCATGAAAACGAATCTTTTCATCTTACTAAGGTTTTAGATTAAACAAAAAATGCCCACAAGCGCATCCCAACTTAATGGAACACGCTCATGGGCGTAACTACTATTTCACACACAAAACTACTCATTTACCATCCTTTTTCAGCGAAGGTAAATGATATAAAAACGAACAAAGAATAAAAGGTTTCAAATCGACTGACACGCCTTGTCAGTAAGTTGGTAGAAGCCGGGTAGAATAAGCAAGCTAGTTACTATTTTCTACCCAATTTCTACCAGTCAAATAATTTTCAATACAGCTTTCTTTATTTCAGTTGTTTTCATTCATACCCATAAGTCCTGGCGGGACTTATTGGGATTAATAGCACGGTAACAACAATACTTCAAGTTGGGGAATCCGTTGAAATAAGAGAAACTAACACGGCAAGTATATATTTACTTTCAATTCGTGCTAGTGCTAGTAATACGGAGTATCTAGCTACGTACATATTAGCATGGGCATCCGTATATGCTGCTGGTGTAACTAAGCTGTCTGAATATAGCTACACGAGCAACGTTACGATAGAGGTATCCAGAACCGGAACTGACAAATATAAGATTACATACAAGGCTGGGAATGTTTCTTCTATCGAGCTGAAGTATTCTCTTCGGAAATTAATATTATAGTTGTTTCCATGATGTCCAACTATTATAATGCATTCTTATATATGCTAATCCATTATCTCCACCTGCACATAATTGCATACGAATCCATCCGTCACAAGAAAATGCAACTAATATGCCATAATTCACAGGCATATTGTCCTGTTGTGAGTCAAATTTATAAACTCCGTTATTTACGTTATTGGCATCACCTTCCAAATTTAATCCAATTGCACTGAGAAAACCAGATCGCGCCATTAACCCATCTTTTTCTGCTGAAACAACTCCAATCAGTTCCGCCAGGACTGACGCAACCTGTTCTTTTGTCATCAATCCGATTGCATTTCCAGCAGCATTCACGGCCACAAAACTGGATATGTCTTCCAAAGCAGGGAGAGCCAGTGTAGACTTTTTCAGCAGCTCCGTTTTCGACACTTTATGCGGAACGCCGTTTGTATCGTACACCTGTACCGTTTCACCATCTTCTTCCGTTGTCTGATTCTTCATACTTTCTGTATGTTTCAATAAATTGTCAGTTTCTTCACCTGTAAAGCTTAATACAAAATCTTCTTCTACTGCCATAATTGTTTTTAATTTATAGTTATTAATGATGTTTCCAATGTATATTATAATTATCTCATTGCATCATTAAGCCCAGCAAGAAACCATGGAAGAAGCGACGCTGCATGATGTCTTACCCTGCTAACTTCATCATCTGAAAATTCGGTATCGTCATCGCTGGAAAAAATTTTTTCTGCTAATTTTAAATCAGCAATACCAACTCCTGTCACATTGTAAATGTTATCTGCAAACATTTCTCTGACATCAATCTCCACGAAATCGGATTTATCTATCTTCGTGTACTTCTTAAATTTCTTAAAATCTATTTTCATGATTAATCAACTAAAATTCCATTTTCAAAAACCAGGCTATATCTTGAAGGTATCGAGCCATTCTGTATAGTCCATGATATTGTTCTCGTTACTCCTTTTTTGTATGTATATGAGCCATCGGCTTGCAATGACCATCCGGTACCAAACTCATTAGACAATATCGTATTGGTATAAAGATTTCCGTTCACATGTACTCCTCCGTCAAAATATCCGGCATAAGTATTAGAACTATGTGGCTTGCTAGTACCGTTCCTTGAAGCATAGATACATGCTCCACCGTCATTGCTTCCAATTATTTTAACCCCAAATTTCCCGTCAGTCGCACCATTGAAATTTATGTCAATCATACCACTGTTATCATCCGTAGGAACACCAATCCGTATACTCCTGCTATCATTGCCGAAAAAATCCCTTCCCTTCCAATTCAAGGAACCGTTGTCTATAGTGAACCCTCCAATCTTAGCACCATCGGCAGATATTTTTCCGGAAAAAGTACCTTTAGCGGCTTTCAGTTCACCCGAAAATGTACCGTCTGCACCATCCAGATGTTTCACTTTTAACGAGTTTACATCTATGCACTCTGTAAGAAGAAGTGGTTTCCCATTTTTAACCGTAAACACGGCTATTCCTTTCCCTTCAGAACTTTTAATTTTAAACTTATCTGAAGAAATAACAATCTCATTTTTTTCGATGTCAATACCCGTAGCACCAAGTTTAATTGAGATATTTTTCTCTGCTACATCTACAACGCTTTCACCATTTGACAACAATATTCTTGCTGCACGTACCTCTATTTCTCCAGAAGCAAGTCTGATATAATTTGTCTTGTCCCTATTACCGATATATGTCTTTCCATAAACATTAAAGTATCCTTCTTTAGTTAGACGATCATATCCGATTGAAACTATATCTTTCCCTGAGAGGGAGTAAGAACTTATCCCCTGATAGAATGTCAGATATGGCGCACCATCTCCATATGCAGACAACACGATTGCAGCCTGATAGTCCGGGTCGGCTATGTCTCCAAGTTGTACCATCACGTCACCCACTTTGGGTATATCGCTTCCTTCGTCACAATGATTCACGGATACATCTATCCAGTTATCACCAACATTTTCCACCAGACGCCACCAATAGTGATTGGATACGCCGTCATACGCGCCTTCCTTAATATTAAAGGACTGTGAGCGTACTAAATTCCCTGGCTTAAAACGATTTTCTATGGCTTTCTCACCATCATCTGCAAGGAAGTAACAGCGATAAACAGAACCATAAGTTCCAGGAGATGAGTAACCTCTTTTCCCGTCTGAGAACTTGACTCCTTTACCATCCTTGAAACGAATTCCCTTTTTTTCTATAAACTCGACCTTAGTAATCGTTGCTCTGGCCCCGCTGGCGTTGAACATGAAGGAAGCTCCGGCCAGCTCGGTCTCCATTATTGAAAGTAACTGGAAAATAGCTTTCTTGCGCACGTACAGTTTGTCAATCCATCCGACAGACTCGCCGCCCTTTTCTGAAGAGAATGACATACCAGCACCCATCATACCGGTCACGAAGTCAATTGATTCCAGGAAAGGAGATATGATACCGCCAAGAAGCTTAATGAGATAGTTTGTCTGGTCTTCCTTGTCCTTTCTCAATAATGTTGCAAGTGACCGTTTTGCCGAAAATACGTTACTGTCCGATGGGGCAGTAGAATCATTGGTCTTAATCACATATATGCTACTTCCTCCGCCTCCAACATAAGTATGCCCTTTATACGTAATCGACTCCAGTTTCTCTTCCACATCATTAAGGCGAGAGTAGGGCATACTTTCCCCAATAGTATATACCGGAGAATCCCATGGAATGTCAAGGTTAAACTCCCATCCGAGAACACGGCTTTCACGGCCATTCTCAAAAAAGGCTTTATTGACCAGGTTTATCTTTTGCCCGAACTCGAAAAAGCGTTTCAGCTTGTCTTCATTAACCCATTCTGACCGGAGGGTAGTGTAGTATGTACCATCGTCCTTTTTTCGCTGGTCTGCTATCTTCTGTGCCTTCTCTTTCAGTTCCTGCTCCGCGTCCGGAATCATTTGTACAGAAACAAACTTTGGATCAAAACCGGAAAGGATATACTTGTCATCATTTTCAGGATATATGGTATCATCCGGCAATGGACGTCCGTAGTCTTCGCTGCGGACAATTTCCCAAAGCTGGCTTCCGTTGTTGTCCGGGTCAAAAATAACACCGAACTCCAATCCATTCATTTTGCCGGACTGAAAGATAATTGTCAGCTCTTGTCCCGGAAGTATGTAGTCCTTGGAGAAATTCAGGCCAGTATCACGATAGCGATAGTAAGTCACGGTTTCCTGACCTCCGTCTTCATTTGTAACGGTTTCCGTCCTCGTAGATACACTTGACATCGTACTTTCAAGTCGGGGATATACCTCGTCAAATACCACGATGTCTTCAATTGCTTCTTCCTGGCTCATGTCAGGATACACATCTATGTATGGCGTACCAGCGGGAAGCATAAGTCGTCTTTGCACAACTCCGTTTACTACCGTCTGCTCTTCAATGGAACGGTAGTTCTCAGGTATGTTTCTTGTAGATCCGAATGCATAAATGCGGGTGGCATAAGTGCCTTTGCTCTCACTGCGAGTCATGGCAGACGCTTCAACCCCTAACTCGATTTTCACGGCATCACCGAATTCGTTTCGCCCAAAATGAATTACGTTGTCCGTTATCCAGCAATCACAGTTCCACTTATCCTCACCCGCCATTGAGAATAAGGCATCCAGCAGGTTCATATTGTCATACGTCATTGCAACTGCCTTATTCTCTACTGTTGAATCTATTTCAAATACGAATTCTTTTCCCTTATAGGTATATCCCAAAGCTTTCAGGTTACGTAAGAACACACCAAGCTGTACATCAAGGGCTGCGGTGAGAGACCATGACGCTTCATATCCAGCATGTTCAGGAGTGTATTTGAAAATTTTGTTTTTCCACTTCCAATAGTAAGCATCCAGTTTCAGCTCATAATCATATCCACCGGTAGAAGCATTGAAAGAAGGTTTCTGCAGGTCTGTTACCTCATATACTTTTGAAAGTAAGCCGCCCAGTGAATCATCCAGAACCCCAGAAAGGTCTACATAGTCTCCAAGTTTAAAATATATCGGTTCAGGCACGGAGAATGGGAGAACGATGTAGTCCTCTTTCATCAGTGTAAACTTTCCCTTCGCCCCTTTGTTGATAGGGGTGGAGAATCTTGTCTTTCCGGATATGTCCTTAATTTCAATCATATCCCCAAAGTTCATAAATAGAAAATGGAAGCCCTAAAAATCCGGACTTCCATTTGAAACAATAAAGGAAATGTTCGTTATTCGCTTCTGTCCATGGGATTCGGTTCGCAAAACTTACTTGAAACCTTACCGAAACACCTGTCAATACTCAACCCGTAAGAGATGCTTTTCCCCAGGTAAACCAGCTTGTAGACTTCGTTTCCAAGAGTTGGGATTTTGATGTTTACGGTTCCTTTCTCCAGTTCTGACTGAAAAGATTTCTTCTTTGTCCGATAGTCACCTTCTGAGTCTCCTTCTATGGTGAACTGGAGAGTGATTTCACGCGATGCTACTTTTGCATTGTCGGTTATTATTCGCTTCCCGTGCTCCAGACGGCTCTCATCTTCGATGTAGTCTTTCATCTGGTTGAATCCGTCGATAGCATCGAGAAAACTGTCACCCATGCGGACACCCCATGTGCTCCAGGCATCCTTCCCGTTAATAAATAAATCTCCTGTCATAGTCTTGCTGTATTACGTTTCACTTCGGCAATGTCGGCCTGCATCTGTTTGATAGGTTTGACAATTTCGCCTGTGTTCTCTCTGATTTGCTGTAACTCCAAATAGGAATTGGCCAGGATAGTACGTGTCTCGTCGGCAATGTTGTACAGACCGGTCACTTGTGATGTCAGGGAGCCGATGGAACCTCGCAGTTCGGTAATAGCTACCGTTTGCTGCTGTTCTGCCGTCTCTATCCTAAGATTGGACTCATACACGGCAGTGAATCGTCCGCTCAGTTCTCCGGCATCCTCGTGCGTCATTTCCGTACCGAATCCGCGGCTGGAGGCCGACTGCTGTTCTTGCGTTTCTTTATTGTCATACCCTACAGCGGAAGCAATATCATCGCGTTCTTTAATAGCATCACTTACGATTCCATTCCATTTGCCTTGTAAATAGTCAAGTTCATTATCATCAAGCGCTCCATCCTCCATTCTTTTGGCAAAATCTTCGTACCATTCATTCAATCTGTCATAGTACAATTCTCCAATCTTGTTTGAAAGCATGGCTCTCATGAAATACTCGGACATGTTGTCGGCAAAATCTTCGGCAGAAGCATCCATATCCATTAGCGTGTCAATGAAACTGTCATACATCGAATCGAATGTCATTCCAGTAAGTGATTCATTGAGTTGTGTTTCCAGTTCTTCTATTTTTCCGGCTTGTTCAATGTAATCATCCAGCTTTTCAGTCAGCCTACCTCCATATCCTCCCTTTCCGGTATTCTGTATCTGCGTCCACATATCTACATTCCCCTTCAAGAGTTTCATTTCTTCAGGAGAAAGATCCCAAAGACTTCCATTCCAGTTCCTTCCTATTTGATTGCTGAAATCATTTATTTGGCTTTGTGTGAATCCTCCCCAGTAATAATTCCAGCTATGATGGTTTCCTGAATAACGGGCTTGTTCCTGTGCTATTTTCAGATAGTTTGCGTTTTGCTCATCTTGATACTTCACGGCTTTCCTTGCAGCATTGACTGATATTGCACCTCTTCCGGCTTTTATGGTGTCATTCAGTGCGTCAATACTTCCCTGAAGTGCTTCATTTCTGTCTGTCAGTCGGTCTATAGCCTCCTGCACCTCCTTGGCATTGCTCCCAATAGAAGTAAGTTTACTGAATCCACCGAAAGAAATAGCGTCAAAAATGCTTCCAATACCTTTCATTAAGGATTCTCCTATAGATACGAACAAATCTCCGGACAGCACATCTTCAATGATTCCAGACACAGCACTGAATACGGAGTCAAGGAGTCCGCTAATTACTATACTTATCCCATCCTTGAATATGTCAATTATAGAAAGAATCCATCCGACAACGGGAACGCTTTCAAGCGAATCAGCAAGTTTTCCAGCAGCCCCACCAACTCCTTTTCCTGCTTGAATCAGTCCATTGTAGATATTTGTGAGTCCTCCGGAAGTTATCTGTTGCAATCCCTGTACCACGTTATCCATATTGGCTTTTAATGCAGTGGCTGTTTCAGACATTCCTTTCTGTGCCTTTTCAACATTTTCTGACTGCATTTGTACATTTGCAGATGCCAAATCAGCATTGCTCTGTGCATTTGCCAATGCTTCCTTTGCTGCATTTTTCTGCTCTTCAGTACCGTTTTTCAACGCATTCTCATATTCTTCCTGAGCTGTGACAAGACGCTCCAATGCATCCGCTTCCTGCTCCTTAGCAAGATTAAGACTTACAACTGAATTTTGATATGCTTGTACATTATCACCAAGTTTCTTGAAATCCAACCCTCCTGCACCTCCAAGAGATTTTTCCATTTGATTAACCGCATCAACAATGGCTTGCTGGCTTGACGCGTCTGAGTTTTTGAACTCATCGGTCTGCATGTATTTCCTGGCATCTTCAAGAGCAGGTTTAATCATATTGGAGAACATTCCTCCGAACTCACCAAACACTGTTACCCAATCTATATTTGCCTTTAAAGCATTTGATTCGATACCGGAAAGTTTGCTGTCCCGTTCTTTCCCTAACCTTATCTTTTCGGCATTTGTTTGGGCTTTGGCTATCTTGTCGGCATATTCTTGTGCAATGGCATACTTACGCTGTTGGAACGTGCCATATTCCTGAAGATAGGAATTTAGTGCATCCTTTTCAGCTTGAAGCGATTCAATATCTACTTCATAGAAAGACTTATTACGCTTTGATTCTGCATTGGATTTCATCACTTTCACTTCATCAATCTCACCATATTTGGCTTTAGCCTTGTTGTAAGCATCAATCTCTTTCTGGTAATCCAGTTCAATCTGTCTACGTTTCTTTTCAGAACCTTCTTCCATCAGGTTGATTTCTTCCTGCTGATTTGTTCTGCGAAGCTGAAGGAGTTCTTCTGCAACCTGTTGCTGCTCTTTCTTTTGTCGCTCGGCATCTTTCTTCGCATTATTCTCTTGTTTGGCCAGAGTGTCTCCTGTTACACCACCGAGCGATTTATATGATTTTTCTGCTGCTTCCAACTCTTCTACAGCTTTCTTATAAGCAGATTCAGTGCCTTTTTTAGCATCCTCTACGGCCTTTAATTTTGCTTCGTAAACAGCTTTTGCTTCTTTATATGCTTGCTGATACGTCTTTTCCGATGCTTCTCTTTGCGATTCCAGGCCAGATATGGTGCCGTCAATCCCTTTTAACGCTGCTTGCGCATTATTGAACCGTATTTGAACGTCAATAGGAATTGTTGCAAAAGGAAAATTCTTAATTTTTTCTTGCTCTTCCTGCAATATTTGTCTTGCTATATTGTATTCGCGTATAATCTGCTCACGATTACTTCTTGCTTCCATCAGCTTGACTTCAACAGGTTTCGAGTTTTCCTCTGTTTCCTTTTTCAGTCGATTATATTCGCTCAAGGCTGATTTCCACTTGTTAAGATTTGCTTTTGCTGATTCTATTTGTGAAGCAATTAATGGGGCACCTTGCCCGGCATTTTTTAAAGAAGCATTTAATGATTTTATTTTCTCCTCCCATTGTTGTATATTCTTTAGTATGTTTTCATAACTGTTCTTGTCTCGTTCCTTATTCAGTTCTTTATTTGCTTCTGCAAGATTGAGTACAGCCAGTTGTTCACGGGTATAAGCAGAAGAAAGTGCAGGAGAATACCTTTGCAGTTCCTCATAGGCCTTTATCTTTGAAAACTCTGTTTCTGTCTCATCTTGGATAACGCGTATCAGCTCTTCTATCTTTTTCTTGCGTTCCTCTTCCTGATTCGCAAAATTCTTTTGTTCTTCATTGAATTTTTGCTGTGCCTTTTCCGATGCGGTTGTGCTGTCATGAAAGGCCCACATAGTAGCAACAAGCCCGGCAAGAACCGTAGCTACCAGTACATACGGGTTAGCTTTCATAACCGTATTCAAAGCCTTTTGGGCTATCGTTTGAGCTTTAGTAACCAGTATTGCAAGTTCCATTCTGGTCGTTAATGTATCCTGAGCTATTCGCACTACAATAAGAGCGGTTTTATATGTCCCGTATGTAGCAATCAGTCCTATCAAAATCTTACCAACAGTTTCATAGTTCTCAATAAGACCTTTCAATCCTGAAATACCTGCAGAAGCAATTCCCTGAGTATCTTTTCCAATCTCATTCAACATTGTATCCCAAGCATCTCCAAGGTTACTCAACTGACCTGTAAGAGACTTAGACTGTTCTTGCATCAGGTTATAATAGATTCCTGATTCACTAGTCATATTTTTGAAGGCCTGTTCTACTTCTTTAAATCCTACCTTGCCTTCCTTTACTAAACCGGAAACTTCATCTTTTGTCACACCAAGCACTTTTGACAGTTCCTCGTAGATGGGAATACCACGTCCTGCAAACTGACGAATATCGACAGCATAGGCCCTTCCTTGCGTCCTTAATGTGCCATAGAGATAGGCTATTTCACTAAGCTGGGAGCCAACACCGGCGGCTACATTCCCCAACATTACAAGCTCATCACCCACATTCTCGGCTGACGAGCCATAAGCAATCATTTGCTTGGCAGATGATGCCACCCCTTGAAGGTCAAAGGGCGTCTTTGCGGCAATATCCACCAGTTCCGACATCAGTTTATCTGCTTTTTCCTTACTTTTCAGCATGGTTGAAAAAGCAATTTCAAGCTGCTGGAATTGTCCTCGTACATTGACAAGTTCTGTGGCAAAGTTTTTCAAGGCAGTTACTCCACCTATTACACCAAGTACTTTGGTTAAGGAAACGGACATCTTTTCATTTGCTTCGACCGTTTCGCCGGCTTCTTCCTTAAAAGCTGCATATTCATCCTTCAGTCTCTTTACTGAAAGACGGGCTTCTGCCTGCTGTTGAGTAAGTCCAAACAAAATATCTTTCTGCTCCCTTAACTTATCGGTTTGAGCTTTTATCTGCTCCGACATACCGCTGGTATTACCACCCGACTTTACAGTTTCTCGGTATTTCTCTTTCAATAAAGTAAGCTCATTTTGTAATTGCCTAATGACACCCCTTTGTGAAGTAATATTTGCAGAGAGGTTGTTTACTGTTTGTGAAGCGCTGTAAATTCCATTTTTGAAATCACGCTCCATTGTAGCTCCAACTTTAGCCGCCTCGGTTACCAGCCCCATCATTTGTTGGCGAGCAGATGCCAATTGGGTTTCCAAAGCCTTTGCCGCTGCCGGAGATTTGTTCACGTCCATCTTTTTGAGTTGGGCTTCCAGCTTTTCACATTCTTGTCTTAGCTTTACGACCTGTTCCCAGTCACTTGATACACGGAATACGAGTGTTGCCATAAATAAAAATCTAAATATTAATGCTTAAAATTATGATATAAGCAAATAGTATTCAGACTTTTTGAAATCAAAAACGAAACAACTTGGCAATTGTCGTGTAATTTAACTTCTATTTTTGAATAATTAGACTCCATCTCGGAATAGAACAAAAAAGGCGCACCATTATGATGCGCCCGATTGTCAATTTGTTCTTTAATTTATATCAGAGCCTCACGGCTGGAATATCAAAACTTGACATTTGCCATTCTTTTAAGTATCTCATTGTATTTTGATTGTATGATAGCTCTTTGCTTTTCTGATGCTGTAATTATCTTTCCTTTATACTTTCGCATTACAGATTCATTTATACCTATTTCCTTTGCAAACTTACTTGCATTAATAAAAGGGAACGCTTCAAAAAATCCACTTAAGTCATACACATACTCCACAGAATAGCCAGCTTTATACCAACTTGGAAATTCACCATGTTTTTCTTTGTAATATTCTGCCTGTTCCTCTAAAACAGAAATAAAGTCCTCTTTCGCTTCTTGTTCTGTAAGCCCAAAGCCATACGCACCGTTTACATCTTCAGAATAGATAGAAATTCCTCCATCATCTGCTTTTTCAATAATAGCCTGAATCTTCTTCATAATCGTGTATTTTAAGTTTTGTCAATTAAATGCACCCACCGAAGTGGGTGCTGTTCTTTTACTTCTTTAACCCCGCCTTTTTCATCATGCTGTCAAGAGTACCTTTAGGTATCTCTTTGGCTGGATGTCTGCCTACAGGGATAAAGTAGTCAAAGTCGGGATGAACATACTTGTGATGTTTCTTTCCCTTTTCGATTGTCCAGCCTGCTGACTCAATCAATTTGTAAAACTCTGAAAACTTCATAAATCAAAGAACTTTTAATTGACAATGCAAAGGTAACATTTTCGTTACTATTAAGCAAGCTTTGTAACGTAAAAAAGTAACGTTTCTGTTGCTTTTTAACATTCTAATAGAGCCATATCTATTTCTTGTTTCTTCTTCTGCGTGAAGCCATATCCTTGCCTTTCACCTTCGTGACTTTTGTCCCGGTTACAGTATGAAGCTTGTCACGCTGCATTAATACTAAATTCCTGTATGGTATCTCATAGACCACTTCCCGGTATGACAGATGCAGATTTTCCATGAACGATGCAATCTGTCCCAAGAGAGTATCATTTCCTACGACCTCGGTTTCGCTGCCAGCAGACTTACGTTCCTCGCCAAGCTGACAGCTTTGAGAAAAACCTTTGAGTCAATCATAGAGAGTGCTTCATCTAAAGCATTTACGTTTTCTTCGTATGTTCCTTTGGCTAACTCTTCACTCAAGTTTTCGTCACCAGCTATCAGCCAGGAAAGAGCCCTGCTGTAGGCCTCACTTTCTCCCAGGGAGAGAAGAACTTCTTTCAAATTGTCTGCTTCTTGTACGCCTGACAAATGGGAGATTGCCCCGGCCAACTTGTGGATAGTAGGAGGGTAGACCGTGTAGGCTTTCCCAGCGACAAACACCGTTCTGAAATCACTTCCGATAATGGATTCAGTTACTATTTTTGCTCCTTGATTCATTCTGATAAAAGATAAAAATTAAGGGGTGAAGCCATAAAGCCCACCCCTGTTATGGAATTCAATCTCTACCTATTGGATAGGCATTAAGCACCTGCTGTTACTTCAGATGAGTCAAACCAGTATTCCGGTGCAACTTCTGCATTTTGTGGTTCCAGTTCCACCGCACTTACAGGAATACCGACAGCCTTGTCTGTTGTGGCTTCACGTGCACCGATGTCAGCACGGGGAATCACACAATACTGGTCATCGTCAGTCAAAGCGACAAGTAACTTCTCAATGTTTACCTTGCCTCTTGCTCGTTTCCAACCCTTATCAGTGTTAATAATATCACCACCCATAAGGTCTTTCTTAGTAGGATAGTCGTATTCTCCAATAGTGAAGTTTACAGTAACATCACCCATTTCCTTATCACTTCGATAAGTCTGATTCGTGAGCTGGTTCTTGTAATTTGTACGACTTGCTTCTGCTTCTTCAATCGTCCATGTATCCTGATGGATATTCTTGATTTCTTTCAATGCTTCACCCTGTAAAAGAGTATGCAAGGCTTGTCCTGTCAAATCTGCGGTAATCTCGCTTGTTTCGCCATACCAAAGCTTCTTGATATTCGCGGCTGTGACTTTCTTTGCTTCTGCCATATTATTTCACATTTAAAACTTCAAACAAAATTCTTACATTCACATAGTGACACTTTAAAGCAGTGTCCTCCTCCGTTCCAATTGATTCGATAGAATAATGATAGGTTGTACCGTCATAGCGACCGGTAACACCGTCAAACAATCCCTGTGCCTGCTTCTCCAGTTCGTTCAGCCGGATGGTATTGGCTTCGCCTTCCTTCAAATCGGGAACACAAATGTTCACCTCGACGAAAGATTTCTTCCAGTATGTGCCCGGCTGTTGCTTCTTGGCGTGAATGACAATCCTTTCGGACTTTATCGCCCCTGTCAGCTTCTTGCCATGGGGAACGATATCAATCCCGAAAGACTTGCAGTCACGGTAGAGAATGTTCGCTATGTCAGTAGTTACTATCATACAATAAGATATTGAATATTATTATCATACTGAAGGAATACATGAAAAACCAGTTCTCTAAGTTGAACAGTACCTGCAAATCTTTTGTCTGACAAATCTTTATCAGATATATTTTGTCCTGTTGCATACATAAAAATATCCACTAAACACAATTCTTTTTGACATTCATCTACTACTGCCCACAAGCAAATTGCATTCCGTTGTGCTTGAATAGATAATATTCTTGCTCCGATAGGCAGACATAATTTTGAGTGGTCTGCGACCATCAGTTCATACTTGAATATTCGTTTCATTTGATTTCCTCCTTTAATCGTCTCTCAGCAAATAAGGCTGCACCAGTTGAAACTTCGTAACCTTTGGATTCCACGTGTGAGGCATACTCAGCATCGTTTCTTATCACCAGTCCATCATCCTCAACTGAATACTTGTTTGACTTACGGAGTGTGCCAGTCTGATTCTGATAATTGCCGTTCTTTACAGCGTAGTCGACAGCTTCCTTGCCGACTTTACCCTCAACAGCTTTTACCTCGGCATAACCTTGTTCGAAAAAGCTATCCACGTCCGCAAAATCAAACTTTACAGCCATATCTCTGAGTAACCAAAATAATTCGTATTCTTCACCATGTAAACCTTGCCAGTTCCACGGATATTCTCACCATCCATACATCTGACTTCATCGCCAGCCTTCAGGGAGGTTTTCTTTTCACAGACTATGTGATAGTTCGGTCGGTACACCTCGCCGTTCTCCGAAGTAAACTCCTTGGTGGAGTTATCATCACACCGGCACTTACATACGTCCTGCCAGCTTTCTCCACCGGTTCCGGGAATAGGCCGGCCGAACTCGTCTGTTTCCATTGGAGTAGTAACCTTGATTTGTAATATATGTGGCGCGAATATCATAGGAATCTGACTTTAGGTTTATCTGACAGTGTGTCTTCAAGGCCATACTTCTTGCACAAGAATGAGTAGTATTCCTTCAAGCCTTTGGTGTCCCAGGACATAGAGAAACCGTTCTCGCTGATGGAAGTAGCACGAAGTAGAAGAGAGGGGATAAACTTCGCCATAGACACCGAAACAAGTCCGATGTTTGACGGGCCCATCTCATCCTCTCCGCTTACTTCTGAAGACAAACTTATCTCCAAAAGGTCAGCCTCCGACAAGTTGATGCCGAAGGTCTGAAACTTCTGTGATATGTAGTCGTTTACTGTCATGCGTTCATGGTTGACAAATCAAAGTTCACAATCAGATTCGGGTTCGTAATCTGAGGAATCCACTCTGCAGTGTATTCCAAATAACGACCGTTCTTGTCCTTGTAACCGGAAATAAGCATATCACCGTCTGCCTGGGTGTAGTTACGTCCCGGTACGCCGTCCACTGCTTCGTACGGAGTGTGGAAACGCATATAACCGACCTTATCCTGCGGAAGCAAGGTGATACGGTCGTCTGCATAAATCTGCACGTTCTTCCCGGTCTGGTCTTTCACGTAATCTTCCTTGATTTCAATGGCCGGAAGCCCGATGCCAGTGAATACTTGGGAAGCCAGTTGAGATGTAATCAAACCAGTTGAAAGATACATCTCATTTCCTGTAAGCTGCATCTTGAACTTGTCACCAAACTCAGCCGACCCGATGATATTCTTCACGAAAGTTCCTCGTGACATAATCATCTTCTGGAAATTACCGTAGTCCGCTTTCAGTGCATTAATCTGCTGCTGCAAATAGGTGATGAAGTTCGTCTTCGCACCAGTATCAGGCTTGATGAACTTGAACGGCAATTCAATGTTGAGAAGGTCAACGCCTCCGGCATTGTCGTCCTTGTTCTTAACAGCTGCTTCTCCGGTCATCAGAAGTGAACCTACGATAATATCCATGCGCTTGTGAGCTGCCAAAAGTACCTGGCGGTAATCGTCATAGATGAAATTCACGATTTCCTGCATGGCTGCTACCTGGTCAGCAGGTTTAGCTGCGTTAAACTTGTCAATCAAGTCCTGAAGTTCGGACAGGCGGTCAATGGAAATCTGGTAAGCATCGCCAAGATAAGCGATTTCACCATATCCTGAACCGATATTCCGGCGTTCACGGATAGGCTTCTCGCCGTATCGTGAGTTAATAGAACCGGCCATCACTCCAGTAACCTGACCGATGTAGTCCTTGAACACACGGGTAGTCGTTCTACGGAAATCAAGATACTGCTGCCAGTAGATTGTATCCTTACGAGTCTGAAGGACGCGCTGGATAACGGCGTTTACGATATTGGGGTCATTAAACAGAGTATGAATAGTTAGCATCATGTTTTACCTCCTTTCTTTATTTGCTTGCAATTACACCTGCTGTTCTCAAAGATGCCAGAAGGGCATTCAATTTTGTATGTGCATCTTCCTGCCCAGTAGCATCATCTACTTTAACACCTTGCTTTACACCTCCGAGAGCAGAAGATGTTGCTGCAGACAAAGTGAATTTGTTGGCTTGGGATGCGATACCATCCAATTTAGCTTTGTCTTCTTTACTCATCAAGCCATCTTGACTGGAAGACGCTTTGGCAACTACAGCCTTTCCACCTTGAGTAACGTCAGGAGCGTTGAACTGGAAATGCGGCATGTTGGCCTTGTCAATGTCAGAGAAAGGCATAACCAATTTGGTAGGCTCAATCTCGAATGCTCGCATCAAAAGAGCAACTAATACAATGCCTTCTTCTACTTGTACTCTTCCGTACAAGGCTGAGTTAGCAATGACTTTCGGAGTTGTGCCGCTTACCGCTGTAGCTTCATAGAGTACAGTACCAGCTTCCAATGTTTCGCCAAAGTCGGCAGACAGCGTCAACTTATCGAAATCTTTGTTTGATTTGTCAATACTGTTGATGGTAGCCCCATGAGAACCATTACCCAGATGCATACCCACATAAGCCAAAGAGTTTTTCTTGATTTTCAATGTGGTATTGGAACCGGTGGTAAACTTTTCATAGACTTCTACACGGATAGCCACCTGAGCGGTCTTCTTCACCAAGTCGGCGGCAATCGGTGTAAAGGATGGAAGAAACGAACCAGCGACAAGGTTGGCCGTATCCAGCTTGTAAGGGCCTCTACGTCTTACACCGGTAGAAACGTCATAGCGTTCCTCGATGGACGGTTCAGGCTCAATGTTGTACTTAAATCCTGCTGACATAAATTACTTGTTTTGTTGTTCGACAATAGATTTTGTGTCCGCCTCAATCATTTTGGCGAACTCACTCGCTTCTTTCTCCTGCTTCTGTTCGGCAGTCTCAGGAGCTTTGGAGAACTGAAACCCGTTGTTAGACATATCCTGCTTCATGTCCTTGAAATAAGTATCCAAGTCCGTGTTCTCAGGAATGTTGCGGTCTTTCAGCATAAATTCGGGAATACCGTACTTCTTCGCCACTGCTGAAATCTGAGAATTGCGCTGCGCCTGCGCTTCATTTTCCTCCATTTTGGCCAGCTTGTCGGCAAACGGCTTGATACCGGCGGCAATGCCATCGGCAATCATCTTTGCGATGTCTGTCTCCTGCGGCTTTGGAGGGTCGTTTGGTTTCGGTGGTTCTGGTTTCGGATTCTCGATTGGTTTTCCGTCTTTCAGTCCATGCTTCTTCTCGTAGTTTGAAACAGCGGAAGTCTGCGCCTGTCCTGCACGGAAATCACCATAGTTTTGCATCACGTCCTGAAATGAGATACCCTCAACGATGGAGGTCACCTTCGTTTCGTCCGTTACACCCTCTGCCTTCTTTGTGGCGATACGGGTGAGTGTGGCAGTGTCCACCCCAGCGAATTTCTGTTGCAGTCCTGCCAAGATTTGTTCAAAGATTGTCATACCGTATGAGTTTGATTAATAATTTCATACGGTAAATTTACTTATAGAGAAAGGGAAGGGGAAATTTTAAGGCTAACGATACGAAACAATTGGGAGAATGTTCGTTTTTAGACAAAAAGAAAGCGTGACTACCTAAGTAATCACGCTAAACTGATTATTTATTAAGTTATCAATTTGTTCCTTATACTTCCACGCGTTAAAATAAATATCGGAATTAGATTTAAAATAAACTGCAATGTGTAATTTATCCACGGACGATTAAAGAATATAGGTAATAGCCCGAACATCCATTGTGTTACCCCAATTAAAATGGACATTCCACTAATCCCTATCACCATTCCTAATATTAAACCCCATTTATTTTCAGGTGGAGCAAATGGAGATATTATAAGCATAAACAAAAATATTATTAACCATATAATCCAAAATAAAGAAGAAGATACTGTATGCAAAATTTGATTTCTTTGGATATTTTTCCTATCGATTTCTTGCATATTATTAGAAATCTTATCTTCTAATGTAGACTGATTATCAAATAATTCAAGAAATTGCTCTACTACTGTTTTCCTATTAATAAAATCATATTTCATTTCATCAAGTAACTTACAAGTTATTGTATCTTGCTTTAATGCTACTTTTGTTTTTTCAATTTTTAATAAATAATCAAGTTCTTGAGAATTTATGTATAAGTAAGAAAATCCTACAATATTATCAACAAACAATATTGATAATATTATCAGTATAGTGATGGATATTTTTCTTGGGACTGAAATTCTTTTATTTTCAAGGAAATTCCATATTTTAGAAATTAGCTCAGACATAAAATCACAACAAATTTATAGCAGACAGTTCTTCTGTCAGAGCATTAATACCTTTCTGAATCTTCTCCAACTGCTGTTTACGTGGTTTGTGTACTCCAGCCGCATAATGCCACAACTGGCGTTCATTGATTCCGGTTATCCGGCTCAAAGCAGCTTTGGTAAAGATACTGCTGTAATAGTTGATGAAGGTGGCAGCATCTATCTTGAACTTCAATGTGAACTCTCCCTGCAAAATTTCCACTGGAGCGATGTTCATTTCATTACATGAATCCAAGTAAAGTTCAACAGCCTCCTTCATGTTCTTTTCGATTTCCTTCACGTCGTTACCGACAGTAATCACCGGAGCACCTTCAATATAGGCACTAAGATTATTTCCAGCATGTTCTACAATCACTTCTACGATTTTCATACTGACCTCCTTTTTATCGTTAAACAAAAGAGGCGGGGGCTATTTTAGCCCCGCTTGCCTCAGAATGTTGTAATAAGTGCCTTTCTCAACGCCTTTCTTGCCGTGGTCTGGGACAATCACTACATGGCTACCATCAGTGTAAACCATGTGACTGCCTTTCTGCCTCACGAACCAAAAGCCATTTTCAGTAAGCAGCGTTACAACGTCTTTAACTGATTTGTAGCTCATAGCGTTTAAGACTTAATTACGATGCAAATATAGTAAAATAACGAATAATTACAAAGAAGTATTCATGTTTTTACTATGATAAAGAAAATAGCGATACCTCGAAAGATACCGCTACTCAATTGGTAAATATTTTAGATTTATATCATTCTGTTTTGTATTATCCCCGTAAATATTCTGACTGGGTTGTTCTATTCTTCAGATTTACTGCTGGAACTTTTAAGAGAGGAAAGCTGTTTCTGCTTCTCGATGTCGTTCTTCTGTTTCTCAGATTGCTCTTCCTTGATGGCTTCAATCTCATCCATAACTGCATCCACGTTCCCCACGAAGGTGATGGCCCGCTGTTGCGACCAGATTTCACCGTCCTTGGCCTTGATAGCTGTGTCTATCTTGTCTTTGATGTCCTCCAGTTTATATGGCTGCATCTGCACATCCACGTCAATAGTCTCGGAGGCTTCTTCAAGGGTGGAATTCACGGAACCCAACGCGGAGACAAGGAAATTTACACGTCGTTGCATGAACTCGCCGACGATCTCGTTCAGATTTTCTACGTTAAGGTGGGTGGACATAAACACATAATCGAAAGTCACACCGGAAACGGCGTTTCCTGTACCTTTCAGGGAGTCAAAAGAGATTCTGGGTGTATTGGTCAGTCCATATATCTGGCTCAGCAAGGTTTCTACCTCGAACTTGACAGTATCAGGTACCTGTGACCAGGTAAGATACTGGGCATTTGCTCCCTGGCCGGTCAACTCGACAACACGGTTCTTGAACTCACCTGAGAAATTCTCCACGTTACCAAAAAGCATGAGGATAGGGAAGAAGTGGTAGTCGATACAGTCTGCATAGTTTGAGAGAAGCTTCTCCAGTCTTACACGGAGGCTCTTTATCTTTTCACAGTACGCTTCCGGACGGTACATATAAATCACCGGCATCTTCTTGAATCCATGTGCAAATGAGCCTTTGTCAGTCCAGTTGCTTGTCAGTTCCCACTGATAAACCATGTCCTTGGTAATGGTCATGAAACATGTAATCTCTACATCATTCAGATCTTTCTTCTTGTATTCACGGGACAGGGCCACCAAATCCCCCTGGTCATTGAAGAAAGGGTAGAGCTTGTCGCCACGGAACGGAGACCAGATGGCACTCTTCAGACGGTATTCAGGTTTTGATTTGCCGAAGATTCCTGAAATCTTTCGTTTGAGCTTTGCCCAGAAGCCGTCATCCTTCACCACATACCAGTATTCGGCCACTTCCTGCTCGGCCAGCCATGCCCGGACTACTTTCTTGTTCTGGTATTTCAACTTGTTTTTCTTGAACACCTGCTTCAATGTGGAAAGAAGGCTTTCTTCCGACTGGTCCGGCTGGCAATCAAGGACCGGTTCTGTTCCAACGGTGAAGGCAGTCTGAATGTTCACGATGTCCTGCTCGATAGGAAGAGCAATCCTGTTTGGGTCAACTTCTTTCCTGACCGCCGGCTCAACATATTCTTTCCTGGTTGTCGGGTCTGTAATCCGTTTCTCAGGCTGGGTAGTGATTTTGATTTTCGGGTATTTCTCTTCATCTATCACTATCTCGTGCTTGTTCGGATTCCAGTCGTTGTAAAGAGCGTGAGCGTTTGGTTGCTCGGTCTTTCGTCCTTTTTTCAGATAGTAGATTTTTCTCTCTACTTCCGGCATAGCTAAAATTTCTTCTATAGTCATATCTCAAAGTTTAATGTCCAAATATTCCTGAAACGTCTTTGGGTTTCATAATTCTACCGAGAAGTTCTCCCAGCACATAGTAGCGTGCAGCATCAATACCGTGGTTATCGTGGTCTTCCGGCTCGTTGATGTAGTTTCCATCCTTATCTTTTGCCCAGACATAATTTCTGAACTCCCTTTGCAGGTTATAAGAACGCTTGGTAATGAATATTTCCATTCCCTGCATCTTGTCAATACCGGCATTGACAGAACCTTGCCCTTTCTCTACCGCGTATATTTTAATCCCTCCGTTATGAATCTCCTGGATGAGTCGCGGGTCCGCACTGTCGGCAATCACTCTCAAATTCCATGGGCGTAGCGTCTTTATAATATCCCCAGAAAGTAATCCAGTTCTATAATCCACTTCATCCAAATAAAGCGCATTGTCAATGATTCCACACCGGATAGAAGCCGATGGGTCATTGGTATAACCAAAGTCCTGTCCAATAGCCACTTTCTTGCACCACATGGGGAACTCGTCCACAATACCCCATTTCTTGAACACGGCACCTTCGGCCACGTCCGCCCATCGACCGATAACCACATGAGCGTACTTCTCCGGATTCTTCTCTTTCATTTCCTTGACTTCTCTCAGGAACTCAGGAGAAAGGTTCTCTATATTGTCGAAGTAAGTCGTATGGATATGAAGTACATTCGGATGGGTGGAAATTTGCACCTGAACGCCGTCAATCTCCACCAGCCGGTGAGTATTCTCGATGTATTTCTTGTAGATGAAATGGTTTGAATCGCATGGATTCATGATGATGATAATCCGGTTCTGGATTCCCTTTTTACGGATGGAGAGCATAATCTTGTCAAACTCTTCCTCACTGGTCCATTCCTCTGCTTCATCACAGACAAAGGTGGTGATACCCTGAATAGATTTTAGTTTAGCGGTCTGATTCCCGGAAGAAGTCTTGATACCACGGAACATGATACGACTGCCGGTCATCCGGTTTACAATATCGGTTTTGGTGGTCTTGAAATACTTCGTTGTTCCATCCAAATCTATCTTTTCCATCATCTCTGGAATGATAGACATCCCGGCAGATACCATCGTATAACGGGTGTATAGAATCTGGTGGACTATCTTCTCTGTGGGAGTCATTTCGAATGTCAGACGCTCAATGAAGGTAGAAGCGTTGAAAGACTTCCCCGAGCCACGGCCACCGGTAATGAGAATGATAAACTTCTCGCTGTCGGTATATAACGGATGATATATCGCTTGGGGTACAATCATTTCAGTTTGTCTTTAATCCATGAGTCAATAGAAATTCCGTGGTCAATATCCTTTGGTATATCTGCGTCTTCGTCTTCTCGGTCTCCAAAATCTTCTTTTCTTCCTAATGTGGAAAGTAAATAGCGAATCATATACCCATCTGGACGTTCACGCCATCCGATAAAGTTCCCATTTTCATCTTTCTCAGGGATACCAAGCGCAAGTACACGTGCAGATACAAGGCATTCATCTACCAGAGAACCTCTTTCGTCGGTGATAGCATCTTTGAACTGGCAGTCTGTTCTGGCCCAATCATACACGGTTTTTCGGGTTACATTGAATACAGCAGCAACTTTAGAGAGATTTCCACCTGTTTTATGAAGGACCTCTCTGAATTTCGATATGTCTGGCTTCTTTCCCATGCGCGCGTATCTGTTTATTTTGATTACTCAATCAATTTCAAAACCTCTTCTCCTTTGGCAAATTTTTCATCCGTACTGATACCCAACAAATCACAAAAATCTGATTTTGTCTCAAAAGAAGAAAATGAAAGTATTATATAAGCATCTTCATCCTACCTGTGCTGAAATGCAGATTCTTTTACTTGTTGCTTTACCGCTTTCATGTGTTCTTTCTTCTCTTCATATGGCAGTGCAGCATCTTCAGGAATAGGATTTTTTATACTATCGAAGTCTGTTGGCAATAACAAGTCATCTAATGACTCTGATAAGGAATTGGCATCAACTTCACTTATCGCAAGTATATCATTCAACTCATCAGGACTCAACCCGACTTCGGAATAGTCTATATCAGGCAAATAACTCGCGAGCAAATCTAAATCAGGCTTGGTGTTTCCTACTGCCATATAAGTAAGCTGTTCCTTTTCTTTTTTTTCGTCAAGGTTCACAACCTCCACTTTTACCTTATAGTCTGTATCAGAAGTACCATCGTATTTGTAATACATATCCATAGCCTTGATACGCCTGTGCCCATCTATTAGGTTTCCGCTTAATTCATTCCATACAATACCACCAAGAAAACCGACTTTTTGCAGGTTTTTCTTTTGCAGTCTAATACGTTCATCCGAATGCCTCTTAGGGTTTATCGGATTCAGATTTATCTGCGAACGTTTTATTATTCTTGTCTCACTTTGTTTCAGTTCCTTCATAATCATGCTCAAACAACAATCGTTCTACCATAGGGTATTCCTCTATAATCTTTTTCAAGTCTGCCGGGAAATTACTTCTGAGCCACAAAAGATAGTTCATATCGCTTATATTCGTTCCTGCCGACTGGCTGTTACCGTATTTCTCCGGCTTTATAAGACTTTTCTTTTCGATATAGTTCAGAATATCAACATTCTTGTAAGCTGATAGGGGATAACATTTCTTTTGCGCTTCATTGATAGCTTCATCTTTGTACGTCCTTAGCATCAACCGTCTGTTCATTGAGTCGGATTGTTTGAACCCGAAAAATGCCCAGTCTATATGATATTTTTCTCTGACTATCTCTGTAAGCTGCGCCATACTGTACTGCCTCTGCTTTTCGTTCTTTATACAACCCATGTAACCACTCTTACGATATGAATATACCGCAAAGTGAGGCACTTGTATGAACTTCACATTACCATATTTCTTGCAGGTGTAGTTGATGTATCTGTTAATATGCTGCAAGTCCTTGACTACATACATGTAAACACATACTATCTCTTTGAAATAGGGGTGCATAAGATCTAAAAGGGCTATACTGTCCTTACCCGATGCTGAGTGAAACAATATAACCCTATCTGTCAGCTCTGAGACTTGTTTAATTATGCTTATAGCCTTCTTCATGATTAAACAACTCTACCGCCAACTGCTCTGTTGATTCTCGCTCTCTGAGCAGCGTTTGTGCCCATTGATTGAAAACGTCCAGCTTCATAATCAGCTCTTGTTCGGTACGTTCTACCGTCTGAAGCTGTTGCATAAACTTCTGCCATAATCACTTTTTTTAAGTTACACAATCTTTTACCTATATGCAGACAAAGCCGCATAAAGCGGCTTGACCTTTTTTATTTCAATCCATCATGATTGATTATTTCACAAATATGCAAGTAGTAGAATAACGGCGTTTCTTCGGGTGGATTCTTCTTGAACTCTTCTAACTGCTCATCAAACTCATGAAAGCCAAATTCTTCTTGCATGAACTTTATACCTTCTTCAGTAACCTCGCCAATACCGATTTCATCTATCGCCACATCAAGAAACCACGGGGCACCTGTGCTATAAAAATGAATTGCTTCTATATCAGTACGCAGAATAGGCTGGCACTCATTTTCACGTCCTTCTTTTCTCAATCTCTCGTTTTCTTCAAGTTGCTTGAAATTTGTAAACATCTTTTCGTATTTAGAACTTAGCTTACGAGCTTCTATAACTTTCTTGCCATTGAGAATATCCAAAGCATTAGCCTTCGTCATTATCAGCGAGTAGGCTTCTACTTCTTGGCCATTATATTTGATTGTTTTCATTTGATTATTAATATTTTACTATTCAAAAATAGTATATACTTACCTCAAAACAGAATAAATTGCTAGTACATACGAAACAATATGCCAATTGTTTCATTTTATACACACGCCAACTTAATGACGTGTGTATGAACGGTTTTTAAGCTGCCGATTTACTGTTTACTAAATCAAGTATAAACTTTCTACCAAGTTGCGTCCAACACAAGTATTGCTTTGCAACCTGCATACCAGTGGTATCACTTGTATAGGTGTGTGTCCTGTACTTGTCATAACCTAATCCCCTGTATTTGGCATAAAGCATGTAAACCCCATTCTGGTTGTACAATACGCCTAAATCTTTTAATATCTTGTACAGCTTTTTGGCACTCATGCCAAGTTCGTTGGCTATGATATTTGTTGTTATCAATCCTTCGCTTTGAAGGACATTGTCGAAGTAGGCAGCTTTTGGCGCCATCAGTCTGTTCTGTTCTTCTACCAGATTCTTTTCGGTTTCAAGTACAGATATTCGTTCTTTCTGCCTTTCGATGGTTGAGTTTGCTAACAGGATGGCTTTTGCCATGATTTCTTCTGGCGTATCATCCGATTTTACTGCCATATAACCGCCTTTAGTTCGGATTTCTTTCAGTATGGCTTTTACGCCTTTCTTGAACTGTTTGGCTATTGGCTTGCGGCTTTGCATCAGGACTTCATATAAACCGCTCTCTGTCAGCATCCAGACTTGACGGTTCTGACCTGACCGGAATAATGTTCCGACCAGCCTTTCATCTTCGTCTACTGTATTTACGAGTTTATTAAGGCTGCTTACATCGTATTCAATCCACTCTGCTACATCTTTAGCAAGAAACAACGGATTCTCTGCATTGCCGTAAACGGTAAGTTCTTTACCTAATAAAGTTGTTCTCTGTAAAACCTGTATCTCATTCATATTTTTTGAATTTAAGTTACCAATCTGACTCTTTACACACTCTGTCAATTCTTTATTGTTTGCGAAATACATCAAAGCTATCCCGATTTCTAGATACTGGCCGAAATACATGATTTCTCTTAGTTTCAATCCGTTTTCGGCTGCATACGTTTTTATTTGCAACATGTTCTTTGATTTCCATTCGCTTATGCTTATCCCGACATCAGAATTAAGCCCCTTGCAAGAAATATATATCCTGCCATTGTAGGTACAATAAGAAATTTGCTTATCTTTGTACCGTATGAATTGGGATTCATTTATGGTTTCTTTGTTCATACGCTGTAAAACCTGAATTAAACATATCCTCATTGATGGCCGGTCAATTCATCAATGAGGATTTTATTTTGACCGTAGTAGCAAGCTGGGATTTGAACCCATGCACACCTGAATGTCTTGCCTTGACCTGTCACGCCTGACATATAAAAAGGCAAATCTTAAAAGAGGTCTAAAGTGGCAGTTTACCCCTTGAAAGAAATGCCTTGAATATCTTTGCAGCGCAACTGCCACGAAGCGCATTTCATTCTATGGCAAAATTACCAACCGCCAAATGTTTATCCTAAAAATTGCCGTAATCAGAACAAACATTTGGCTGATTGTTTCAAAATAATCGTGTGAGGGATTTACATTGCAGTTTTCATCATGTTTGGATTAAAGCCTTGCATAAGATTACCTTCGCAGTCAAAAAAGGTGTCTTCTCGTAGCAGACTACCAATAAGTTCATTTGCAAGCCTAAATATCGGGTAAACTTCATCATTAGAGTCTATCATGCCATCTTTACAACATTTCTTTTCACTCAGAGAACGCAACAGCCAAAGTGTTTTCATGTAATACTGGTATTTTTCGGGGTTGTTGAACATTCGTTTTAATAACATAATGTTTGATTCAGTTATTACTGTTTCTTGTTTGTTAGTAAATGTTATCTTGTGCAATTCAGGATTAAAGTCTATAATTCTCATAAGTCATATTCTTTTAAATGTTAATACTAAGCTATCTTTATAAGGTTGCATTTTTTGAAACAACGCCATTCTTCTTTTTCACAATCGAAATACACCTGGCAGTTATCTGCTGTTTTCTTTGTACCCTTTGTCTCTGGTATTCTGCCACTCATTAAAGTACCGAAAGCCTGACGCAGTGTGCCGTCTGTTTTCTTGAAATAGAACTCAACCACCTTCTTATGAAGCAATGCACGAAGTTTGATATTAGTCCAAGCGCATTTCAATGCTTCACTCATTGAATAACCGTTCTTGCGTACAAATGACCAAGCAAGGTTCATAATCTCTTTTAATAGGTTTCTCTTTTCTGTTGCCATAGTTCTTATATTTATTAGTTCTTTAAATGCTGTTTAAATTTTATGCTGCAAATATAATTGATATTTAAATTATAGAACAAGCTTTCATAGTTAATAAAATCTAAATATAAAATTGATATTTAAATTATTTGCTTATTATTTAAATAGTAGATATTTTTGTGCTATAAAACTAAATTTAAATGAGAATTAAAGAATTGTTGCGAGAAAAAGGAATTACCGCAAAAGAACTGGCTTCTAAAATCGGTATGACTGAAACTGGGTTAAGTATCGCTATGGGAGATAATGGAAACCCACCATTAAAGAGATTAGAACAGATTGCCACCGCTTTAGGTGTGCCAGTAACAGAACTCTTTGATAAACCCAAAGAGGGAGTTATACACTGTCCTCACTGCGGTAAGGAGATAAAATTGAATCCGAATGTTTAATTTTAAATTTAGAATTATGAGAAAAATACTATTTATTTTATTGCCCACGTTTTTACTTGTGGGCTGTAAATCTCGCGAAGAAAAGGTAGCAGAACTTATAAAACAAGAAATGTTCAAAACCCTTTATGATTTTGAGAGTTATGAACCTGTTGAAACTAAAATAGATAGTGCATTTACATCTATATATACAGATTCAGTAATCAAATCTTATGCTTATATAGCACGCTCATTTCTCGATGACGTACAAGAAGGACTTGATAAAGTAAAAGATGCGCAAAGAACAGCAGAAATATGGAGAGATAGCTATTCATCTTATGGGAGGGGCAAGTATGAAGAAGCATACAATGAAATGAGAGAACATTTAGATGAAGTTAAATCAAAAATGAGTATTGTAAATGGTTATACAGATTCAATAAGAAATGCTTCTGTTGGCTTTAAACCTGAATTTTGCGGATGGAGGGTTAAACATAGATTTAGATGTAAAACCAAAGGTGGTAATTTTGATTTAGGCGATTATATTTATATTGTTGATAAAAGAGTAACTAAAATTATATATAAAGAAGACCCTGATGATGAATATACTAAAAAAGTAAATGGGTTAATTGAAGAAGCTGTTAGTTCAAAAAATGAACAGGAAGAAACTGATAGTGTTAGTGGTGCAACATCAAATATTTAAACACGATTATTCCAGCCCCGTTCCTTATGGTTCGGGGCTTTATCCTCTAAGAATCAAAATAGAGAAAGGAAAATAACCATGACAACAAACGAAATAGACAAATTAAGCCTTGAAAAAGCCCATGCCTTATTTGAAACAGGTGATATAGATAAAATTGGAGTAGGAACGGTGAAAGGATTGTGCGAGATTCACCGCTACTTGTTCGATGGCTTGTATGACTTTGCCGGAAAGGTACGTACATTGAACATCGCCAAAGGAAACTTCCGTTTTGCCAACTGCTTGTATCTTGATGCAATTCTCCCGGTTATAGAGAAGATGCCGGAAACGACATTTGATGAAATCATTGCCAAATATGTGGAAATGAATATCGCCCATCCATTTATGGAAGGCAACGGGCGAGCCACCCGTATTTGGCTGGATATGATATTGAAAAAACGTCTGAAAAAAGTAATAGACTGGCGCAATGTGGATAAAAACCTGTATCTACAAGCTATGGAACGCAGCCCTATAAATGATTTGGAACTCCGGGTATTGTTGCAACAGGCATTAACAGACCAAGTAGATGACCGTGAAGTAATATTCAAGGGGATTACTCAATCTTACTATTATGAGGGATATGAAGCATAAAACTAAAGCCGGAAGCATAACGCTCCGGCTTTTCTACTTTTGTAATATTTTATCCAGCATTAGCAAAGACCTTTGGATAGTTCCTTTTCTGGTATTGAATTCTCAGATACCCAATAAGGCTTTCATAGTCGGTCAAGAAACCTTCATTGACCAAATCAGCAATCTTCTTTTCAAGCTGCCACAATTCACGTTGTTTTTGTTCCTCACCATGCTTATTACGTAGCATCTTTTCATGACTGTTGAAGATAACCCAGTTCAAGGCTTCACCGACCTTCTGCATGGCTTTAGGCATAAAGTCTTTGGGAACGATTTTCATGATGGCAGAAGAGAGTTCCCTATAAGCGTCCCCAGCATCATTCCGGTAACGAATCATTTGGTCAGAAACGAATTTGATTACATCATATTTGAATGACGCATTTAGCCACATAGCCAAATCAATGAACAATACAGGATGAACCCAGGTTCCACCGCATTTACCACGTGAACTTAAATAGGGAGAATTTTGCCCATTTAGATTTTCTTTTTCAACGATGGTAGCGATTAATTCCTTGGTTGATTCATTTTCAAAGTATTTCTTCAATTCTTTGTTTGAGGAGTTTCGTTCGTTCCATAACTTTACAAGCCTGGTAGCATTGAAATAGCCGTCAACGGTGCGTTGAATAACTTCTAAATTTCCCATTTGCCTTACCATTTCTTGATTTGTTTTCATGTCTCAGTGAATCTTAGATTAAAAAATTACCCCACCAAAGGCAAGCTCCTCACTTCTTACCGATGGCAGGGTTTATACTTTTCAGCCATGAGGATAGCTGTTATTATCTCTTTGAGACAAAGTTACCAACATGGTGATTTTTAGCCTAAGATTGCTTAAACCAAGAACAAACAATTGGTAAAATGTTTCATAAAAATACCCCGAGCCTTTCGGAACGGGGTTACTTGATTAGTCCTTTGATTTTCAGCCTTTCTAAAATCTGGTTGTAAAGGTACTCTATATCCTGCCGGAAATCCTTATACTGCTGGTAGATAAAGGAAACATCAGCGATATTGTTTGATATTACACACGGGGAAACATCCGGGAACACACCGGAAATCTCTGCCCGGATACCGTTCGGCAGCCGTCCGCCGGCAAGCACACTAGGGGCGAACAAGAACAACACGATAAAGAGGAACTTCTTTCGCTGGGTGACGCTATCTGGATTGGGAGGACAGGCCATTCCAGAGAGAATCTCCTTAAACCATTCATAAATCTCCGGGATGAGAGTAAAATCAGTCAGGATAGGGGAGGATAGTTCCTGCTCACGTTCCGATAATCTTGATTTTTGTTCACGTATTGATTTCAGCTCCACGATTGATGAAAATTCTTTTGTCATAGCACGATTTATTTAGTTGGAAATTCTTATATTTGCATCAAAATCGTGTGGGGGAGTTGGCTTCTAATCGTGTGGGCTGGCTCCCTTTTTTATTTTATGCCAAGTGATATGCGTTCAGGATGGCGAAAGCGTAGATGATAACCGTAACCAGACTGTCCAGGAACACCGCCCATGCTCCCAGCTTTTGGATCTGGCTGAAGCTCATAATCAGGACAACAAGGAAACACACCCACTGGCTTGAAAACAATCCCATCCCCAGCAATAAAAGTCCGATGGTATCCATGAAGAATGCAACATGAAGCCACGGATGCGCCATCAGATACCATCTTTTTGATGCCTTATCCAGCTTCTGAAAGACTTTTACATGTCGGTATAAGGATTTACATCTGAACAGCTTTGCAAGCTCGTACAAGGCTTGTATGATGATTAAGGCGTAGAATACATGTTTCATGGTCAGTAGCTTTTATCTCCGTGCTTATACGGACGAAGTTCATTGTATTTCATTTTCTGCTTGATGTGCCAGAAGATGTCGATATTTCTGTCCCGGCAGAAAGCGAATATCTCATTCAGGAGGATAAATGGTTCATCCCTGTAGAAGTTGTCGGTGACATAGACACAGATTCTAAACATGGACTCCGTGAAGGTCATATCAGAGTAATCTTCCGTATCGCTTCCTTCGTAGTCGAAGCTATCTAAATCATATCCTCTCAGTCCGGCCAAATCCAACATACGGATACAAGCATCGGCAAGTTCGTCCTCCACGCTGTCTTTAATATCTTGCTTGAAAGCGTACATGAATTCCCCATCATCACGTTTCCTTTGTTTCATGCAATATTCAAAATTAGCCCGGTTAGCGTGCATTCCTTTCCGATCTGCCTCCACCGCTTCCATAAGTTCGGATATGACCAGACAAAGGAAATGTTCGTCACTCAGGTTCTCTTCATGCCATCCGTGGGCTACTGCGCACTGGTAGGCTTTATCTCTCAATTTGTTTAAGTTCATAATGATTTTGATTTTAATAACTCATATATTTATCACTCTGTTATTTAGATTGATTCAACTTAGATTCGTGATATAATTAAGAAAGTTTTTTATAATAGACTGATTATCAATATTGTATAATGAGTGTCCTTTTTTATTTGAAAGCTGATTTGTAGTTTCGCAGAAGCAGAAGCCAATTTCGCTTTTCGGGTGAAGTGTACCATGTCGGTAGACTGATATAATCGGAGGCGAGATTAATTATGAATTTCAAAAATTTACTCATGAAAGCTTCTGTAAAGGTATTTTACTTTATGTATCAGGAACAACTTAACGGTTATCCAATAATTAAGCTATTGAAAGATTTGTACGACCTCATTTCATACTTGATTGAATAATAAGAATCCTATTTTCCAAAGATTCTTATTGATTTTAATTGGTTGAAAATAAAATACCCGATAACCGCCACAAAGCAGTTACCGGGTATTCACAAAGCACTGACAAGGGTTGTCAGTAAGTTATTTGGCATGGTTTTTGCTATTTCTTTAAAGTGATTTTTAATCTCATTTATTATGGAAATAGTTTATATTTTAAGAAGAATTGAAGACGAGGGACATTCCTATTTGTCTAATAAAACTTTTAATTTTGTAAAGCAAAAAAACAATATGGCGTCAACCCTTAAGGTTTCCGATGTGATGGAATTTAAATCAGAACAAGATGCTGAAAGCTATTTAGCATCACGCAGTAATCTACGTGGATTAATTGAAGTAGTCAAAGTTATTAAACGCTAACATTTTTCAGGTCATCTTCCCTTAATGAGATGACCTGAAACTCCCAAAAACTAAGTTTCCCTTTCACATTCATAATCGGCTTATCAAACAGAACCGCGTCTTTCAACACCCAGTTCCAGCAACCTTGCTCTGCCCATACTGAAGGATGGTTTTGTACGCAATCGGATATAACCACGCTGCCGATGATAGCACCACGAGGTAACTTGTTGCAGTCTACACCTGCTAATTCTGAAGGATGAACTAGAATTTGTACTCTTTGCTCACTGTTCATTATCCAACCTACTCCCTTACTGTTGCTTGCATGAATAAGCACCCTTTGGCCGATGTATTTCTGAGGACACTTCCAAGTCCGGTTCTCGATGTCTTTGATACCGTGAGCGATTAAGCTTGCCCACGGTTGTTTGATGGATATTGCTTTCATACTTTTGCTTTTTATAATAATACTATTTATATTTGCGCCAGCATCTGTGACTGAAAATGGCAAGGTTTTAATATTCAGGTTCGAGTCCTGTCAGATGTTAGGTAATATTGCCGCAAAATCTTAAAAAAGAATCTAATATGATGGCATACACTTTTATAAATGTTATCTTACCCTTACTTTTAGGTATTTTATCCTCATGGATATATGATTCTATCAAAGAAAAGCGTTATCAAAATGCAATATTACTGATTATTGTAGGGGACTGCGAATTGCAGTCCTCTTTTTTATACTCATAAATCAGGTATTAAGTCTTTAATGTATACCCATCTTAAAAGACCCATGTCTTTAACATAATCATCCCATACAAAAGGTTCATCTTCGGAAGGGTATATACCATCGACATGATAAGCATGTACAACGTTTTCATAAAGGAAATATTTGTCATATTTAGGTTCTTCTTTTGCATCATGCCATACGCCTTTAACACGCCATTTAGCGCCTTCCATGAAATCGGCCATACAGACCTGTTCATAACCAGCTCTCCAAAGTGGACGACAAGCTTCTTTGACATATTCTTCTGCCGCCTTTTTAATGTCATCTTTTGTCATAATTTTTTAGTATAAATCCTTATAATCATTCATACTACCCCAATAACCATATATTTCTTCATCACTCTCACCATTAAGCCGAGCTCTTTCTATTTCTTTATTCATGCTATGTGAAAGACCAGTCAAATCTCCTGAAAGACTTTCGAATGACGAACATTCTTTCGTACTATTTCTACGTATTCTGTGTGTAATGTATTTTTCAATGGTGTTGAATATTGGATTATCCTTTTCAGACATTCTTAAAGATATATATCCATAATTGAATGTAAATGGAGTATTTAACTTTTCATATGACTCTCTGTCTTTTATATGCTTATACATCATTTCAACCGGAAAAGTCATTGGCAAGCGTTCCTTCTTAATCATTATGGCTATCGCGTCATATAAATCCTGTTCTTCATCTGTCAACTTAAACCATTCTATATTTTCAAAACACCACATAATATAACCTATATGGGTAAGTATGATATATTTTATATCTTCCCCTTTATATTTTCCAAAAGTCATTTGTCTATCTTTTGTCATACGCTCAATATCTACTTAATAGTTCATAGAATTTTCGTTTCTTCTCAATGTATTTCAATCCGTTGCGTCTTAGTCCTCTCTTAGTCTTTGCTACTATCATGCAATCACTTCCAACTCCTATGTATATGCAATCTATGTGATGTGCATGATTTTGCTTCATTGCTGTTTTTATAGCTAAGTCACAATATCGGTAACTATCATTCTGTACACCTTCATAACCTTTGCTCATTATGAAGTGTCCGATTTCGTTTGCTTCTTCCTCTGAATAAGCAATGGTAAATATTTTCTTCATATACTTCTCCTTTCCACCTATCCCAGCAGCCACCACATGACTGCCAGGAACAAGTAATACAATTTCGTTTTCATTTATTATTTCTCCTTTTTTCTACAAGTTGTTCAAGCCTCTTTTCGCACTCAGCGCACTCGATTTTCTTGCGCTCCAGTTTCTCGCGGAACTTAACCAGCTCCTCGTCCGTATTCTCATCAAAGAACATGTTGTTCTGACGGTTGTGCTCGATGTACTCATTCATCTTGCGTTCTGCTTTTGTTATCTGGGCTTTTGCAGAAATCAGTTTACTAAGGCAACCGTTAACATCCATAGATTCTCCAGAACGCTTATCATAGAAGTACAGGCTTGTAGATACAATCTGTTTGGGGTATTGGCACTGTAATTTCGCCATCCTCCATCTGATTACCCATTGGTACCGGAAATACATCTCACGGGGAAGATTGTAGTGATATAAGCTTACTTGTTTTTCTGCATATCCGTAGTAAATAGTTACTTCAACCCATTGCTCAATCTTCAGTTCCCTTTCTGCTTTGGCCAAATCCTTAGCCATCTGGAACCAGTCGCCCATACTTTCTTGCTTTCCCATATCATATCGTTGTTACACAATCAAAGTCTTTCCCATACATGATATAGGCTCCACGTTTCCGGAGTTCGGCCACAAGCTGCTCGTTGGTATATCTGGCCAGCCGTCCATGAAGCCTGTCCTGCTTTCTTCTTTCAGACGTGTGTCTGCTCTCACATAACCGGCACCTGCTGGTGTAATGGGTGCCGGATTTCGTTTCATAGGCACGGAACTTTTTTTCCGGAAGGTTCCGGCCACACTCGATACAAACCTTCATGCTGCAGCCCTCCTTATCAGTCCCATATTACGGTTTACCAGTTCGATAATCTTATCATGGTAATCACTCGTTTTATTGCAAACTGCACGGCTTTGTATTATCTTGAAAGTTTTCAAGTTTACTTCTATTGTCTCTAATCGTTTCCCATTCTTCTGTGCTGTGAGAATAAGGCAATCTTTGCGCCTGTAATATTCATTTTGATATACACAATGGTGCATTGCCTTTCCTTCCAGGTAAAACTGGGTAACACTTTCCAACGGACGGATTACGATACCCTTATCCTTGATTTCCATTCCCAGAAACGGCTGGATTCTTTTGATGAATGACATAATATCCTGTTTCATTCTGAACATGCGTTCAATCCTTTCCTTTCGTTTCTGTTCAGCCCGAATCTTCGCTTCTATCTTTCTCTTCTTCTCAACCAGCTTGTCATGCTCTTTCTTCAGGTTCTTAGGGCATACATAGTGAGCGTTATGTGTATCAAGGTGGAAATAGTCAAGCAAACAAAGATAATCATCATACATGGAACCATCCTTGATGATGTATCCGTTACGGTTGCAGATATTCACTGCCCACGGATGAGAAAGTCCACCCCGGCGCATGTAGAACTCCAGCATACCATACTGACGCGTCTTGATAAGCATTTCAGCATATCTATTTTCACCTAACAAGGCACGTATCAACACTGCCGGAGTAACACCATGAAACGAAGTGCGAAGGCCATTTCTGCGAAGAATCGGAAGCACCTTTACTTTCGGATACACATAACCGTCTATGTCATATGAATGTGGATAGTATATATTTCCGCTCTGCTTGAGACTCATGTCTGTAGTATGAATCCAACCTCTACACCCCATATTCATAGCTTTGGCAATAACAATCTCTTTGTTGTCAGAAGTTATCCACTGTTGGCATACCTCATCGATGAAATAATGTGTGTCACGTTCTTTCCTTGCATACCTGGCTGTGTAGAAGTGACGGAGCACCTGAAAATCTCCCGATGTAGTAACGACTGTCAGATAGCTTACTGCATTATCCTTAGTCTTACGGCTTACCTTCACTTCCAATCTTTCACCGCAGTAAGGACACTTGATGTACCCTTCCTTCTGGCCAGTTACATCAACCCACATCTTTCCACATTCACTGCACCACATTTCATCCTTACAGCGGTAAGCATTATGCGGAAAACAATGCTTCTTTCCCCATCTTATCTGTGCTTCTGTTATTTCTGGCAGCTTACTGCTCAATTCAGCCACCAGCCTTTCACGTTTTGTCCTTGGTCTCATAGTTCTCCGAATAATGAAAGTTGCAGACTGTTATCATCACCTCTCTTGCGTTTCGATTGCGGCTTTAATTGTGGTTTTGGTTGCTCTGCTTTTGCAGGTTCAGAAGCCGGAGCCACGACTTCCACACGTTCCTGCACCTTGTCCACTTTGATGTCATCCTCATCGTAGTAATGGACTGCCCATCCGTATACGGTTGCTTCATCTACACCGACTGCGTTTCCTTCCTTTGCCAGCTTCCTGGCTTTCGAGTAGATATACTTGATACATTCCTCGATACTCTTGTTCGCTTTCCTGTAAGTCTCGGCAAAGAGAGAATCAGTCTTTGCACGATTCTCCAAATACGCCTGGATTGTTGTTTCAAAATTTGAACTTGACATAATAGTATTTCTTTAGTTCCACCTTTGAGGTCGATTGTTGATTCTCTCCAAGTAAGCGGCTATCTTCTTCTCCGCATCCTCACCGTTGCGGACGAAAATTCTCGTCCGTGTCTTGTCGCCTGGTATAGCTACGTACCTTCCATGTTTCTCCAATTCCCGATGCTGGGCGATTTTCAGTTCGGTTCCAGAATGGTTCTTCTCCAAATCCACTTTACGTGGAAGCATTGGGTCATTTTCCGTTATCATTTTGCAAGATATTTGTTGATTATGTTACTCACTACAAGTCCGGCTTCATCACACATCCCGGCAAAGTTGTCAGACAGTGAAGCGCTTTTCTCTTCATCCGGTATTCGTACTATGCTTCTCAGTTCTTTCAGTACGCGCTTTACCTGAAAAACTACCTGAGCATCTATTCCGTTTGATTCAAGTTCAGACTGGAACTCCAGTGCCGCACCTTCAAGTAAGTCTGAATAGATGAACAGCTTGTGCATCTTGCGAAGCATTTCTACCTTGAACTCCGGGGTATAGTCCTGAAGAAGTTCTCCCAAGGAATGCGGTTCCACCTCTCTTTCAAGGGAGTCAATCTTGTTCTTGATTTTCTGTGCTTTGGCAAAGTTCATGGATGAAATCAAGGCGATATACTTCTTTCTCAGTTCATTGAGCTTTCTTTCTGATTCTTGTCTTGTCATTTCTCTACTTTTCTGATGATTAAATACTTTGGCTCACCCTTGCGGAGATTGCTTAATGTCTCTTCGTCAACCTCTGCTTCTGTGAGTCCGTTCACGTTCATGTATTGTGGGAGACGGTATTTTTCACGTAGTCTCCTGATCAGGTTCCAGTCACGAGTTACCCAGTTGATTGTGATTTTCATATCATTTTCTCAGACTTTCACCGCTGAAGAGGACGGTTTTCGTTATCGCCCTCAGCCGGTCAATGGTTCTTTCCCCATATTTCTCTCTCAGCTCGTCTATCGTGAGGTTGGTAGTTAGGATGAGAAGCTTTCCTTTCTTCTCGGCTTCGTCTGCCAGCTCAGCGAATGCAAGCCTTTTTTCGCCGTATTTGACACTAAGATTCTCTGTCCCTATATCGTCAACGTAGATGATGTGTTTTTGCTTCACGGCGTCCAAATCAGCGTTCATCTGCTGTGCATCGTAGCAGCTTACCACCTTGCGGCAGTAATGGTTAAGAAGCAAAGGAAGAATCTTTCCGCAGATAAGGGCCTTTCCGCGTCCGCAGTTGCCGAAACACAGAAGCCCGCGACCTTCATTGCCGGCCAGCCAGCCTGCCACTTCTTCGTACTCAGGAAGCCATCTGGCATTTTCTCCAGTGAAGTACCTGATACCGGCCCAGAGAACTCTTTTGGCATCCGGAACGGTTACCTGTACGACGTTAGGAATAGGGGAGAAGCCCGTATCTTTGAGCCGTTCGATTGTCTGTTGAAAGTTTATCTGTTCCATGTTTACCAGCCTTTCTTGTATTTTTCCGGTGAATTATCCTTCAGAACTATGCCCACATCTGTTTTTGAAGGCACTTTCTCACGACTGGCCCAGGTTGCCAGCCGTCTTGGAAGCTCCCAGGTCTTTTCCAGTTCATAGCGCATCTTGGTTTCTGACTTGTTAAGCTCGCTCCAGTAATCGAAGAAAGCCCGAATCATTTCTTTCGGGTACTGGCCTACATAAGGGACTAACGACTGGTAGAAGGATTCTTTCCGGGAGAGAGTAGCGGCTTTAGCCGCGTCTTTCTTTGCTACTACGTTAGTAGTAGTTTCTTTAATAATATTCTTCTCCTTTATTTGCTTTGTGTCACCCGTGTGTCGCTTTTCTGGCTCTTTTGCATGGTGTGTCACCTGCTGTGACGACACTTGTGTCATTAGCTGTGTCACTTGTATCCGTAAATTATTGATTTCCTGAATGATATTTGTGTCACTCATTGTGTCATTGCTTGTGTCACTTACTGTGTCAGACTCTGAGCCATTATACTCATTGTACTTTACCAAGGTTATTACATTCATTCCTTGTTCCTTGGAAAGAGTTATCATGTTCTCTCTTCTCAGAAAGGCAAGAAACGTCCGTACTTTCCTCTCAGACCATTTCCAACGCTTTGATAAGAATCTTATGGATGCAGGATATTGTCCTCTTGTATAAGAGACTTCTCGACCTCCGAAACTCTCCATACGGGGCGTTGCCTCAAATCGTGCTGACTGAATCAAGTCAAGCCACGCTTCGCAACTGCTAAAAGTCCGGGCTTCATTCCACATATCATTCGAGAAGAACTTGCGGCTTAGTTTGATATATCCTTCCATAATCTTAGAATCTTACGTTAGTCAACTGTCTGCTATTGGAGTACACGGCCCATTTACCGTTTCCGCTATCCACCAGGCGTAAATCCTTGACTTCGCCAAACCGTTTCAGATTCCCGCAAAGGTCAACGATCCAGCCGGATTCCTTGTTAGGATGCGGGCGGATGGCACGACCGACTATCTGATACCAAAGGGCCAAAGACATCGTAGGACGTGCCATAACAATGGTGTCTAACTCAGGATAGTCAAATCCGGTAGTAAGTACACCTACGTTGGCCACAACGGGTATCTCTCCGGCCTTGAACGCTTCAAGGATATGTTCGCGTTCCTTCTTCGGTGTTTCTCCTGAAACGATGGCTGTTCCGGGAATGGACCAGGTGAGACGTTCTGCTTCTTTCAAGAAACGGGTGAAAACCAATATACCTTTTCGTTTTACACCGCTCTTGGGATTCATAAGCCTATGGACGATGCTCACCAGAAACCCGTAGAAGTCGATACGCTCATACTCTTTTACTACAGACTTGTCCGTGTAGTCGGCTCCGGTAGTGTTCACCTTCAGATTAAATTCGTTCCATCCCAAAGGATTCATCGGATAATAGTTCAGTTTCGAAAGATACCCCATATCCAATAGAGTAGAAATTTGAACCTGATAGATTACCTCAGAGAACACGCACGGGCGTGTACGTGTGATGAACTTCAACATGCTACCGAAATCCCTGCTTGATGAAAGACGGTAAGGTGTGGCCGTCAATCCAAGGACTTTACATTTCAGCATCGAAAGAAATCTCTTGTACATTCCTTCTTTCGGGTTAACCAGATGACACTCGTCGATGATGATATTCTGAAAATGCTGGAAGAGTTCCGGATGGTTGACTACGCTTCCGATAGTGGCGAAAGTTATTCTTGAAATCTCCTTTCGCCCGAATGAGGCAGAGTAGATGGAACAGTCCAGAACACCATACGAACAGAGCTTCAGATAGTTCTGTTCGAGTATCTCCTTACTGGGCTGAAATACCAGCGTGTGCCCTTCAAGACGGCTGGCGATGTCGGCAATCACAAGACTCTTACCGGCTCCGGTAGGCAGTACCATGATGGCATTGTTCTTCTTGGCTCTGTTAGCAAAGAAGCTGACTGCTGCATTACTGGCCTTCTGCTGGTAATCCCGTAAAACATAACTCATAATCCTTTCTCCTTACTCAGTTTGTCTCCCAAAGCCTTGTAATACTTGGTGAGTTCGATTAATTCAAAATCAGTCCATTTCTTCGCCTGGCTTGCTCTCCATGCCAGCTTGTCGAATCGTAGCTGTCCGATTTTAGCTTTCAGGTTCTTTTCATATTGTATCAGATGGTCGGCACTGAATCGGTTGCACGCCCGGCATTCTGCGTGGGCGTTGTCCTCGTCAAAGCGTGTGGCCATGTGGCGGCGCGAATGGAAGTGTCCGCAATCGGCCTGTTCGTATGGCTTTATCTGGCCGCATGAGATACAGCGGAAATATCCGTTCGGCATACAATCACGAAGCCGGATATAGCGGCTGAAAACTTTGTCGAGTTTGGCCACTAAATCCGGCTTCTTCTTAATCTTGATACCTGCCTTGTCAAATAACGGCAAAGGCTTTTCTTTCTTCTTTTTAGGTTTCTTGATGTAATACGGCATAATACATAATTTTAGTTTGTGATACCGGCAGGATTCGAACCTGCAAGGACTTACAAAGGCTTTAACATGGCCACTCTCAACCTTATGCCATCTCATTTTGAGACGCGTCTACCAGTTCCGCCACGGTACCAGATGCCCGTCTTTCCGGGCTGTCAATTATACTTCGATGATTACGATGTCAGGTGCAACACCTTTGATTGCTTCAATTTGTTCGTCAATCACCTTATTCTTGTATTCTTCAATGGCCTCATTCGCACCGGCAGAAACCAAAGAAAGGGAAACTTCCCGCCCATCCACATCGGCGTAGATTTCAACTTCGATTTCTTCGCAGGCAAAACCTTTGAAAAGAGGGATATTCAGTTTGAACGATTTTGGCAGATTGGAATCAACCACTTGAGAATAGTTATCCGTCTTGTTTCCGTTTTCCTCTTTACTACGTTCTATATCCTGGTTTACTTTCGCCTTGAAATTCTTCAAAGTAGAAACCAGCATCATGTTCTCAGATTTATCCTTGAAGAAGGCACGGTGCATCTTGAAGAACTGAGATAGCTTGATAGGTTCCCACTTCTTTTCGGTGTTGATACCGAACTCCTGCATTTCCTTTGAAGGCTGAAGGATTCCACCGATTTTAGTCTGATAATAGTTGGTTTCATCTATAGTTAATGCTAACCCCATCTTATCACGGTTTACGATGATGTGGGTCAATTTCTGATTAATCAATTCGACACGCTTCTCCAGCCATTTGAAAGGTGCATCTATCGTTCCATCGATAACTACTCTTTCAGGTTCTCTCGGGTCAAGTGCTACGGATGCTTTACCTTCTCTTAATACTACTTCGATAGGTTTACCGTTATATTCTTTCGGTACAACCAAGTTGATTTTGTTCTCACTCATGATTCTGTTCCAGTTTTACGGTTAATACTAAATACTGTCTTCTGCATTTCTTGTGGCATGATTGGGCGGCTATAAACCAGTTCACCTAACTTGTTGTAGAATCCTACCATCTTTTCTTTATGGTATAGGAATTTTGCACATTCTTCATTCTCGACGAACTCCGAACCTCTTTTGATGTGGTCCAAAAGTTCCTGTTTTTCTTCATTCAAAGGCTTTAGGCGTTCTTTGAAACTCTCCATAGCCTCTTTCTTCTCCATCTCGACATCGTTGATGGTGATAGATACCTCAGCCAATGTTTCTTTCTTCTGAGCCAGTTCTTCGGGGGTGAATCTGTGGGTGTAGCCGATTTTCTCCACTGCATCGGCGTTGTCCTGAAGGAACTGCCATCGTTCCTGCTCAGGAATGTCTTGTCCTAAAAATTTGTCCATAATTATCTATAACTTTTTACACCGAACCTATTATAAATCTTTTTAGCGGTACCCATACCATTATAAACAGGGATGAAACTTCTTTGTAAGGCCTTCTCTCTTTGATGAATGCCGCTTGAATTAGGATTAATTGACTTCTCTGGATTAAAGAATCTTGCTACATCTTGGGGAAATTTTCTTTTTTCATAATCTCAAAATTTTAGATAAACTCTTTATTACGTTCGATTTCTTGTTGTGCAAAAATTAGCATCTGTTGTTCGTTTGCCGAAGGCAGATAGATGCCGGCAACAGATGCGCTCCAGTTACGAAAACGGTCAATGCTCAAAGTCATTTCACCTGTTGTCAGTTCTGCAGAACTTCGCAGATAGGTTACTTCCTTGCCTTTCTTGTTGACCGTCTTTCTCTCAAACAAATCACGGTTGCAAGTCCTTTTGTAGAAGTCTATCTTTGCTTCGTCAAGGCTGCAACCGTACTCACTGCCGAAATACCCTAAAAGCAGATGCAAATAGCTGTTCTGGGATAGCGTGCGGTTAGGAAGCTTCTTTCTCACTTCCACAACTGCACGCTCTTGGAACAGCTTGTTTACATAAGCCTTGAACTTGGGTATATCGTATTCATTCTTCAGATTGAATATGCTCATAGGCTAGAACGGTAAGTCATCTTTGGGATTTCCATTCGCATCTACATCAGGTGGAAATGCCTGTGCCATGGTTGGCGTTTGTGTCGGTGCCGGTTGCTGTGCTGGCACGGATGCTGGCTGGTGCATTGGCTGACGGCCTTCCAGTTTATAGCAGCGGATGGACACCATGCGTTTTAGTTGTCCGTCCTGATTTGTCCATTCCCGACCTTGAAGCGTAAAAGAAACCGTTATTACGTCACCGGTTCTGAACTGGTCAAGTTCGGCACATTTGTCACCACTTACTTCAAGAGGTAGAATGTTCTCGTACTGGCTTCGTTCACCTGTATAGGGGTCGTAGGTTGTGGCATCAAGAATAAATTCTCGTTTCACAAACGGGTTGCCACCGCTTTTGGATGGGATTTCTTGGTGCTGGCCAATATAGACCAGCCGTCCGGTTATTTGATTTGCCATATTAGTTTGAATAAAAATCTTTTATCTGTTGGAAAATCTGTCCACGTTGTTTTATTTCTGCAATTGCCTGTTCGTCACGAGTGATACGGATTTTACAATACTCATTGGGAAGGATATTACGATGCCAGTTGGCTTCGTCGTCGTAGGTTGTTACAGACAGAAAAACAAGGTTACAGCTTTTAAGATGAGTGCAAAAGAGTTGTTCCTGAACCTGATAATAATAAGCTTTATGCTTCTTCTTGACGTATTCGATTAAAGCTTTGTTGTCATGCTTGATAGGCTCAATAAAATCAAGGTAATCTGAAAGATAAAGAGTCTTTAATTCATCAAAATCAGTTAGCTTTCCTTTATCGATACAAGCAAAGTCCAGGCTGCACTTGAACACGTTCATTTCATCTGACCTGACAACATATTGTGTAAAGTAGTTGTCAGGCAAAGTGAGAAGATACCTGTTCTCAAGAATGGCTCCCGTACGTAAAGCATCTATAGGGCTGGCAAAAGCATTGTAATAAGGCTTTATCCCGCTGACGAAACGCTGCATGAGGGCAATATGTGATTTAGTATTCTTGCCACTCATCAAGGCATGAACGTCACCGCTTCCTATGTACATGGTTTCTGTCATATCTTTCCTTTCTTCTTGAGGTTGTTATATGCCATTTTAAGCTGTTCGCTTGTCATGTCATCAGCACTTCCTACATTGAAATAAGACAGTATGTTCTGCGCAAACTGGTTGTCGGTCATCATGTAACTAACGACAATATTTTTCACTTCATCTACTGTAGCAGGGGTTTGCACCTTGGATTTGTTTTCATCAGGGTCTTCACCTGTAGCAATCTTATAGGCATTAAGTAAAGCGTATTTTCTGGCATAAGTAGAAGCCTTTCCAAATCCCTTGTCGCCTGGGTCAAGTCCACGCCCAAAACTTTCCACGTCTATGTATTCTGATGTGTTGTCCAGATTGATAATGCGTAGGGTCATTTTAATGATGTCCATATAGTTGATGGATTCCCCTCCACCTTCTTTGACAACTCTAATTATTTCCGATTTAACAAGTTCCTGCTTAATTGGAATACTGACAAGGCCATGCTTGGACTCGGCTTCTTTCACTTCCAAGGTGACATCAATGTCCTGTACTGCCTTGTAGGCATAATTACCTTTGCCTACGGTCAGGTTCTTTTCGATATTTTTTATCTCATTTGAGACAAGCTGTATCTTCTGATATAGATTTGGCTTTTCTTCCATAATAATTGGTTTTAATACATCAATTTTGCATGTTTTATCACGTCCCAGGCATTACAAGCCCATCTACTGTGTGGCACGCCTTCTTTGGTCTTGTATCTTATCCTTCCGGATTCGCACAACTCTTTCAGCCTTTTGAGGCCGCCTACTATCGAAGCTGCTTCGTATTTCCCGAAGGACTTGTTGTTTAAGACGATTTTCAATACATCTTCGTTTATCATAAGCATTTTATTTTAAGCAGATAATTGCCGAGAAACCCGGATACTCTGTTGCTGATACCCGGTACTTCACGTCCATTTTGTTTTTAAGTGTCCCGATCAAGCGAAGGTCACGATTGCGGCGTGATGCTTCCAGCTTGATTCCGTTGTGCCGTTTCTTGTCATAGGGAACTTTGTAGATGTCCCCTTTCTTCATTTCGTCAAAAAGACGTACTGTCTGGTAGTTTTCGTCTACTGTAATTTCTCTAACCATAGTTTAAGTATTTGATTGTTTGCTGGCAGAACGGGACTTGAACCCGTGACTTCCATGCTAACCCTTACATGGTGTTCTACCGCCTGAACTATCTGCCAATGAAAATGCCGGACTTTACGGCCCGGCATCTACCTATTTTCTATAACCCATAAAAACTAATCGACTAGTGCAACCAGCGATTTGACCATGTTCTTGAAGTTGTCAAACTTCGATTCAATCTTTTTCTCTTCTTCCATGTAATACAGCATTGATTTTCTGTATTCTTCGGATTCGCGTTGCAGATTCTGTGTGTATGCCACGAGTTCATCATGCGTCATACCCTGTAATTCCTCATTTGTTTTCATGTCTATTCTTTTTAATGTTCTTGATTTCTGTTTCTATCTCCTTATCGAACAGCTCCCGTCTGTCCAGTTCCCTTGAGCGTGCCGCCAGAATGGCACTGATGTCCGCAAATTCATCACAGATGCTTTTTATTGTTTCTTGCAGCTCGTTCATTGTCCAGTCTGTTTGCGATTGAAAAACCAGTGATTATAAACCCGACAAATCCTATCCAGTACATAGCAGACAGGTCTTGATTGAAGTGCATTACCAGAACGGACAATGCACAGAGAAAAAGTAGTATTTTCATAACCGTGTGTATAAATATCGTTCCCGTGGGCGTTCCGGTGGTTGCCTTACTGCTTATCAAAGGTCTGGTAAGCCACGGGTATATATAGTTCATGCTGGTGTCTAATCAGTGAAGATTGTCTTTGTAGCCGGCCTACGGCCACCTGCAATCGTATAAGTGTCTTTTTGTTATCTGTGTGATTCGTATGCTGCGTTTGCTTAGTGCAGCCCTTTACTCATACTCTTTTCACACAGCCGTTATCGCTACTCAGTCGTCCGTTTCACGTCAGGCTTAACGGTAAGCCTAAATTTCCATCATGTCAAAGAACCAATCAAGTAGAACCCTGCCCGATTCTCGCTATCGGTTGCCGTTCAGTCCGTCAGCAGGGTAGGTGAGTTACCAGCGTGTCACTGCCATGCCTTGTGATAACTGAAGGTTAATGTAGTCCATGCCATCATCTTCAGGCAGGTTGTATTCTTCAAGAAGGGCTTTGTATTTGTCCACCTCTTCAGTAAGTGCTTTGATGTATTCTTGCTTGCTGTCAGCATTGAAAGCCCTGCATAAAGTTTCTTCATCTGCGTTATAGGCGAAATTCAGGTCTTTGTACAGCCCGTCAAGTTCTTCTTCGATTTCGTGGCGTGTCATAGTCATGCGATATTTAAAAGGTTAGCTTTCTTGAAGCATCTGTATTCTTGTCTCTCTGTATCGAAGTACACCTGAACAGTGTCATTCTTCTTTCTGCTTTCACCTGATGTGGCTGGTATCAGATTTTCTTTCAGCGTGCCGTAGGCTTCACGAACAGAACCATCTACCTTTTTGAAGTAGAACTTTACGATTCTTTGCTTCATTGCAGCTTTCAGCTTCATGTTTGCCCAGGCGCATTTCATCGCTTCACTCATTGTAAATCCATTACGTTTTACAAAAGTCCACGCCATCAGCATGACTTCTTTTAATTGGTTCTTGATTTTTGTACTCATAATCGTGTGGGGTTAGTTGTTTTTTACTATATTTGTTTCGTATCAAAGTTTCGATATGCAAATATAGTATCTAAAAAGAAACCAACAAAAGAAATACTATCTTTTTAGATACCATACAACATTGTTTAACAATTAAGAGCCTTAATACATTATGAAGAAAGAGAATTGGACGTTTGGATTAAGCATAGCCTCAATAGTGATAAGTGTTACAACATTATGGCTTTGCAAAATGGATATAAAGCCTTATGATACTGATGGGGCGAGTTTGTCTATTGCTGTATTGACTTTGGTTGTAACCATTTATATGGCAAACCAAATTTACAATGCCTTTGTCTTGAAACGGGAAATCAAGAAATCTACCCAAAAGGACATCGAAGAAAGCTCAAATAATATACTGTATCACAACATGTATCTTACATTCTTTTTTCAGGGAGTAAACGAACTGAAAAAGACCCATAGTGAAGCGGCATTGTATTATCTATTTAAGAGCATGGAGTGCTTAACAAAAACAAATATCGACAAGGATAAAATGGATGAAATTATAGTGAAAATCAAGATGATACACAAAGATTATCCTGTTGAGTTGTCTAAAGACGATGTGTTTGAATACAAAAGAATTATACACCTTGCTGATATAAAAGAGAAAAAGGAGGTTATGAGCATACTTGACGATATGGAAGCTAAAGTTTAATCAGAATCATCTTCATGGCGTTTTCTAAAATCCCGAAGGAAAGGATGGTCTTCTGGATACCCGTAGTCATCTTCATCGTATGACAATATGACAATTCCAAACGAAATAAGCATAATCACGGTAAATACAAAAAGTACAGCAAAGATATCTCCCCATGCTTCTGGGTTTATTAAAAAACCGACAAATGCTATTAAGTCTGCCACACCCAATATAATGTGAAATGTTCTCATATTGCTTTTTTATATTTATAGCCATATTAAAAACACCCACAATAGGTACGAGCTATCATGGGTGCATATATTAAACCTCCTCGGAGGAATGTTTAACTAGTTGTTCCTGTAACATCTCGTACTTGTTACGGATACAAAGATAGTATCTTTAATGATACTATCAAGTGAAATTATAACTAATTATGGGAAATTCTGTAAAAGAACGGTTTTATGAAACCATGGAAGCCCTCAAACTCACCGACTATAGGGTTTATACAGACGTTGAGGGTATCACGAAAAATATGATGGTAAAATTAAGAAATGGTGAAACAAATGAAGTTTCCACAAAAATACTAATGCCATTCCTTTGTAAATACTCTGATGTTGATGCTAATTACATTTTAACCGGTCGTGGAACACCTTTACGCACACCTGAAGTTACTCAAATCTTCCATCCTAAGGGAGTTGAAAAAACAGAGGAAGAAGGAATAATAACCCTTTATGACGTAGAAGCTGCTGCAAATCTGAAATCTCTGTTTGATAATAAAGACCAGAATATCCTTGGACAAATTAATATTCCAAATATCCCCAAATGCGATGGAGCTGTTTATGTCAAAGGGGATTCCATGTATCCATTACTTAAATCTGGTGACATCGTAGCATATAAGGAGGTACCTTTAGAAATGAGTCATATTTTCTTTGGAGAAATGTACCTTGTGTCAATAGATCTGGATGGAGATGAATACTTAACTGTAAAATACGTCCAGCATTCAGAAAAAGGTGAAGACTGGATAAAACTGGTAAGTTACAATCAAAACCACCAACCCAAAGATTTTCCATTATCTTCTGTGAGAGCTATGGCTTTGGTAAAATTGAGTATTAGAATGAACACAATGAAATAATATGGGACTTTATTTTAGGAAAAGGGTGAAGATTCTTCCTGGAGTGCATTTAAACATAAGCAAAACAGGGACAAGTTGGTCTGTTGGTCCGCGTGGAGCTTCAGTGAATGTGGGTAAGAGAGGAGTTTATGTGAATACCGGGATACCAGGAACTGGTATATATTCTCGGACTAAAATATCGGGAGGTAGTAGTAACTATGATAGAGATAAACATTATGCTTCTAAGCGTGAACAAGAAAATGAAGCAATTAATAGCAATCCGTTGAGGTTCATTTTGACATTTCTGTTTTTACTGGCTTCAGTAATGATTCCGTTACTTACAAGTGCTTCATGGATTTGGTTTCCTATACTCGCCTTAATTGGAATTTGTTGTGCTTTTATTCCTGATAGTAAAACGGAAGCTAATAATTTAAACTATAATGCTGATAAAGTAGAACCTATCCATATAATCCCGGATAAAGTTATAAACATATCAGAAGAGAAATACGTATCTGAAAATACTTCTACTCTAAAAGAAAATGAGTCTCATAGAGAGGAAAATGTTTTAAAGGATTCCGTGATACATAAATTAGATCCATTATTTGAAGAATCGGCTCGTTTGGTCGTGAATCAGCAGCAAGGAAGTACTTCTCTTCTTCAGCGTAAACTTATAATAGGATATAACAGGGCAAGAAGGATAATGGGATTACTTGAGAAAGCTGGGATTGTTGGACCAGCAAATGGAGCAAACCTTCATGACGTGCTTTGTAAGGATGAAGTTGAGTTGGCTGAGAGGTTAGAAAACCTGAGTGATGACATGTTCCAAGAAACAACAAAAGATACTAATATAGAGGATAATTTTGATAAGAGTTCTCGGCTTGTTAATATTGGAATTGATTTAGAAAAAGAAGGAATGATTGATGAAGCTATTAATGTGTATGAGAAATCAATCATTTACAGATTACCGCTTAAGCACCCATACGAGAGACTTGCTATCCTTTACAGAAAAAGAAAAGATTATGAGAATGAAATCCGAGTTATAAAAATTGCAATAGAAGTCTTCATGAAAGAAAATGAGAGGAGAGCCAATATGGTAATTGATGAGGATAATTCTATGTATAATCAAGTAATGCAAGCATTAGAGACCAACGAAAGTATTAAGTATGAAGATGGGAAATGGGCTTTCGTTCAATATGATGTCATGAGTTATATAACAAGACTAGAAAAGGCACAAACTTTACTTGATAAATCAAAAAACAAAAAGGAATGAGAAGAGTATTGACTTTGTTGATGGGATTGTTCTTTTTCTGCACATTTCATGCACAAGAAGTAGTAAGATATGTAACGGCAAACCTAAATTTAAGAGATTCTCCTGATGTAACATCTTCTATTATTACTCAGATTCCTAGAGGTACTGCAGTTTTAATTGATGAGGATTGTGATTGCAAATGGATTCCTGTTAGTTATAATGGGTATATTGGATATGTTTCAACGAAGTATCTTTCAAAAGAAAAAGTTTATTATTCTTCTGAAAATCATTCATCAGGACAAATAAGATATTATACTAATTCTAGAGGTGAGAGAGTTCAGTCTCCTACATATTATTCTTCTGCACCTCCTGGGGCAACTGCTTTATGCAGAGATGGAACATATAGTTTTAGTAAAAGCCGTAGAGGAACTTGCTCTCATCATGGTGGTGTTGCAAAATGGTTAAAATAGAGATTTATGATAGTAACAACAACAAATAGTATAGAAGGATATACAATAAGAAAATATCTTGGGGTAGTCAATGCGAATGTGGTAATAGGTACAAATCTGTTTTCCGATATTGCAGCCTCTTTGACAGATGTATTTGGCGGACGTTCTGGAAGCTACAAGAGTAAATTGACTACAATTTACGACGAAGTAATGAAGGAACTGACTGGAAAGGCTGAAAGTTATCATGCAGATGCAATCGTCGGTTTACATGTAGATTTTGACGAAGTTTCTGGCGGTGGCAAATCCATGTTTATGGTTTCCGCATCCGGGACTGCTATTACATTGGAGAAAACTACTCAAGACAGATACTTTCTGTATGACTTACTTGAAAAAATCTACGACTATAAAGAGAAAGGAATATTGACGGAGGAAGAGTTTGATTACGAAAAGAATCGAATTTTGAGTCAACACAGAAATCCTATCTCGGAAGAGTATAAAGGCATTTGCCAAGAGCAGAAGGAAAAGGAGAGAGAAGAGCTTTTGCGTGAGGAAAGAATAAACGAAGCAAAGGAGCTTTTAAAGAATCGTACTGGGTGCTCGATTGATGATATAGAAAAAATTGATGAATATCAGCTACAGGCTGTGTCCTATGATGATATTGATTTTGACCCCAATGATTCCATGCAGTATATAATCTCCAAGTTCATAAGATTAAACCGCGTTCCTGAAGCGTGTAAATTCTATATGGAAGAAACGGGCCTTGAGGATTTACAGTCTGCAATAGATTTTTGTCTCAATGTATATAAACAAATGTCCTCCGTTGATGAGGAGAAAGTTGCGGCTCTTATTCCCAAACTCAAGGTTTTAAAGAAGCGTGGATTTATAGAACAAGCAGTATCAGAATATCAAAAGATGACAATATCGGATAAGCAAACATCTGAAGCATTCATACTTTCTTTAGAGATTTGATAGGTATCCGACAACAGGATAGGGAAGGCATTCAAGTAGAAAAAATGTTCTAATGAGTATCCTTATTCAGCTTAAATTAAATTATAAATAACTGATACACAGTGATTTTATATAATTCTTAGATAATCATTCGTAATGAGTAAGTCGCGGGTTCGAGTCCCGCTTTCGGCTCCGACTTAAAACCGCTTATTCCATGGTGAATTAAGCGGTTTTTCTGTTTTCTATACTCATATTAAACACCCAGTACTATATTGGCGTCAATATTCAATTTCTGGCTGATTTCGCGGGCTACTTTCAAGGTCGGTTCACATTTACCGGAAATATAATCACTCAAGCGTGAAGGACTGACTCCGATTAATTTTGCTAAAGATTTCTGATTAAGTCCCATCTCATACATACGAAGTTTGAGGACATCAACCAGCGTTGGTTCTCCCAGTGCGAAATGCTCCTCAGAATAATCTGCAACGAGATTAGAAAGTAATTCTAACTCTATACTGTGAGGATTATCCAGAGGGGTTTCATCTGTGACCAGTGGAAGTAATTCCTCAACTCTTTTTACTGCCCAATCGTATTGAGCTTTTGTTTCTATCTTTGTCATGGCTCTTGGTTGATCGGTAATTGCCGATTCTGTTTAA